AGAAAAAAAGAACTCACACATTGTGTGAGTTCTTTTTTCCTGCCTGCATCTATCTTATGACCAGCCGCGGGCCTGGCTGCCCAGCCGCCGCATTTGAAGGAGCAAAGCGACGCGCAAATGCGTTTGTGGCGAGGCGTATCGCTTGCGATTGAGAAGCGACACCCGATTTGTCACGAGCTTTGCGACGTGAGAAATCGAAAAGGTGGAGCTTTCTCCGAAAATGCGACCGAATAGGGAGTATTTTTGGAGGGATAGATTCTACAATTATGGAATCAAGTAGGCGGCGGGAGTTTCTTAATGAAGTATTGCTGGTCGCGAGAGATATATCGTTTCAGTCAGCAGCAATTTCTTAACGCAAATTTCACATGGAACCAGGACGAAGTGCCGCAAAACTCGCGCGAAGCTAAAAAATTCTTCAATATAAGTTAAGTTTAGCGCTCAAACAATTGCGACACTTAGCGGTTCGTGTCAAACCAATCAGCTGCGCTCTTCGAGCTTGCTTCTTGGGACACTATCGCATGGCGCGCATGAGCCAATCAGCATCGTCCTGCGGACTAGCTTCTTGGATGCGCCCGCAACAGTGCGACACTTCTATGATTCCAGACACTCATTCGCTAAAATTGCTATTCCCTACACGATATACCTCTCGCTCAGTTTACTATGATAAAAGCCATCTTACATATTATTAACACTTTGTCAACAGAGTCAAAATTGCATCTGTCGACGTTTAAGGCTATTTGTGTTATAATATAGAGCATTGTAAATAAAAACCGCTAAACCCTAGTATTTATGGGATTTAGCGGTTCTTTTTTTATTGATTGAGTTCAAAATGAGTTCTAAAAATTAAAATTCGCTATTTTGGGGCAAGTTATCCACAGTTATGCTCTCTAATTTGTCGACAGCTTTTCTATTAGCTTCAGGCATCATGTGAGCATAAAATTTGAAGGTTGTGTTTGTATCTGCGTGACCAATCTGTTCAGCGACTGCCAAAATATCTCCGGTAGCTGCGTAAAGCATTGAAGCATAGCTGTGCCGGAGAATGTGAGGACTAATTCTTGGCAAGCCTAACTTAGTACAGTGATATTGCATATATGTTCTGATAGCCGACGGTTTTATGCCATCAAAGATATAATCTTCTGGTTTAGCCTTATAAAGCGTGCCTATGTAGTCTATGATTTGATTATAGAGGTATTTCGGTATTTCAACATCACGCACGGAGCTTCTTGTTTTTGGTGTGCTAATGACAAATTCATCTTTATTGTGTATCCTCATCAGTGATTTATTAACATGAATTTTATAGGGCGATATATCCTCGATTTTTAGAGCCATAACTTCACCTATGCGCAAGCCTGCCCAAAAGATGATATTGAACAGTACTCTATGTGAAGCTATCTTAATATCGTCATAGAAAATCTTATACTGTTCTACTGTCCATAATTTCGCACGTGTATCATTTGAATATGGCTTTACCCTGTCAGTAAGAGTAACAGGGTTATTTTTTGTCCCGCAATTTCTTTTAGAGAACTCGAATACCTGGCTTAATTCCGAACGTATCTGATTTAGCAGTCTGCTTGAAAGGCGTTCTTTTTTTGATTTCTCATTTTGAAGGGCAAGCCAGCGCATAACTTGAAGCGGAGTAACCTTGTCGACGTTCATATTCTCAAAGAAAGGGAGGACATAATATTTTAATGCCTGGTTTTTCTTGTCGACAGTCGACTGCTTTAATTCTCCTAGCTTCAATTTGCTGTCCAGCTCTTGCTGGTATGCTGCAATAACTTCGCTAAATTTCGGATCATGTGTATGAGTTTTGTTTCTCATGTCGCTTTCGTATTTTTCAGCATCACGCTTTTTATCAAAACCTCTTTTTGTTGTATGTTTTCTTACGCCTTGCCAATCTTTATACCAAAAAGCGCAGTCCCATTTTCCTGTTTTCGGATTTTTTGTTACTGTCATGTTTTGCAGCTCCCTTCATGTAATTTTTGCCAAAAAACGCTAAAAATTCTCTTTAGTATTTAGCTTATAAGCGACTTTTTGAGCCTTCTACTTATATTTATATTAGTAAAAATTAAATGCTCATATAAGCTAAATATGAAGCTCTGATAAGATTTTCAATCTATAAAAATAGCGATATAAACTGTATAAAAACACTGGCTTGAAAAGCAACCTGGGATTTTATGTTTAGACTGTTTTTCAAGCCTTTTTTATTTCAAAAAGCACAAAAGCAGGCTTTACGCCTGCTAGTGATTTTTTTAACAGGCTAGGGGAATAGTCTGTTACTTTTTTGATAATGGTTCTTGCGTTATGGATTCATATTCGTTTTTGTATTGCGTTGTAATATCCTTGAAATTTGAAAGAGTTTTTTCGACTTTCGCCATAAATGAATTACGATTATAATTTTCTTTATCTCTTAAAATCATAAAAACATCTATCAAATCTATCTCGTTTTGTATTACTGCTTCTGCTAACTGTTTAATATGGGAAGCCTTGGTTTTTTTGTCATTAGCTAATTTCTCTTTAATTTCTACAAATCTAGGACGATAGTAATATGCCAAATCTCCACCGGCACGGTCTTGATACTCTGTTGAATAGTTATTTACAATTTCTTTTGTTTTTGGAAAAAAATCATCGATTAGTAAAGAAACCGACGGCTTCACATAATTTTCGTTTATGTATTTTGCATTACTTGCTTCTGACGCTTCACAAAATGATGATATTGTAAAAACAAGTAGGGCAGCAAGCATAAGAAAAAGCTTTTTCATGATACCGACCTCCTAGAATGGGTGACAGCGTTTACAAGGTGTATATCCAGATGCTCTTGCTTCTGATTGTGATTCGATGTAAACCTTATTGCCGTTACTCATTTTTGATACAGAGCTGCAGGTGTTTGTGTGTATCTTGCCAGTGTTGCGATTAGCTACATAAGCTTCTGCCGACAGCGTGAATGTTCCGATGCAGAAAATAGTTATGAATGCTATGACTATTCTTTTCATTGATGCTGGCTTCCTTTATGATTTGTTGAGCAAATTAGATATTATGGCACAGGGTTCTTCGTATTCCGAAAGGCGTATAATGTACGGCGTTGCTCGTCCTTCTTTAAAGATATGCAATCCACCGTCACCGTCAGAAATAGAGAACAGCTTGGAGATTGGGAAAGCAAAAGCTTTTGAGCTGCCTAAAAATCCTATACGCATATTGCTTATCCAAAAGATGCCCCATGAATCAGAAGTCCAAAAAGAGGAAGTTTTTCTTGATACACTCATAGAGCCTACATGATAGCGAACGCCTTTACAGATGCGTATAGATGCAGATGGTCCGGAATAATTAATTTTTTTGGTAACAGTTTTCATTTTCATCATATCTGCGTATGCTGAATAATGAAGTATCTCGCCGTCCTTATATATGATCTGAACATCATTTTTATCATAGATTGGTAATTTATCGTTAACTGTGATGTCATATAGGGTTCTGTTTAGCTCTATTTTTCCATTCCAGTATTTTACTTCTTTAGGAGTGAGATGTTCGCATACAAGCAAATACTTGCTAAATTTCTGCGCTTCATCTTCTGTTACTATTCCGTCCTGCATTATATCAGACCAAATGTTATTACAAGCCATAGATTGAGCTTCAGCAAGTTGTTCATCTGTAATATGTTTTTCCTTTATGAAATTATACATATTGGTAAGCTGTGCCTTATCTTCGTATTTGTCTTCCATGGCTACAGTGGTTAGCATTTTTATATAATTTTGAATGTCTTCCTTTGATGCTTTGCGTGAAAACCACCCGAACATTAATACCGACTTCCTTCCTTTTTATACACACGAAAAAGAGGACGGACATATGCGCCCTCTTATCGCTGTAGTTCTTCTACAAATGGCTCCCTAAAGGAAATCCCCCTAACATCAAGTTGAATCATTAAGTCCGCATTTTACAGTTTCAGCTTGCTTTTTTGCAACCAGTTGGTTGGCAATTTCTATGCAGAGTAGCAGGAAATACACATGCTCTGTTGGTAATTGTCGAATCAGCTGTGCATACTCGTTAGTGGTATGACATCGACTTCGTTTTAACCTCCTTCCTTTAGATTGCAAGGTATTATGCCATGCTGGCGAAGGGGAAGTCAGGCCTTGCCTTTGCCTTGCAACAGCCCTTTTATAATTTGCTCGATAGCCATCTTTTGGGTGTCATCGAGTTTCTGAATTTGTTTAGCAATCTCAATAGCCTGTTCGTCGAGAAGCTGGGCTTTGAGCTGCTGCTTTACTGCTTCAGTGTCTATGCCGAGGGACTTTGCTTGTTGTTCTGTTACACCGAGAGCGTAGTCTTTATCTTCATAAAAGTAACCTACTGGAACGTTAAAGTAATCAGCTATTTTTTGAATTTTATCTGCTTTTGGTGTTGATTTACCATTTTTCCAGAAAGTAAACATTGAGGAAGATAAACCTGTGTCTTTACAGACCTTATACGCAGATGTATTAGACTTTTCCAATAATGCTGCGAATTTCTCGTAGTTAAGGGACATTATACACCTCAAATTTTTAAAAAATAAGCGAAAAAACACTTTACTTTTATAATTACATCTGTTATAATATAACTATAAAAATTAAACTAAAAAACGCTATAAAAACTAAACGCTCAGAAAACGCTTTATTTTTATAACTATTTTACCACGTTTTATTTTTAAAATCAAGAAAGGAGAGAATTTATGTACGAAAAATATGCGATGCTGTTAAAAGAACGTAATGTAAGCAGCTATAAAGTAGCTAAAGATACTGGCATTTCGTCTTCCACATTTACTTTTTGGAAAAACGGCAAGTGTAAACCGAAGATTGATAAGCTTCAAAAACTTGCCGAATACTTCGGCGTAAGCGTTGATTACTTTTTGGAAGCGTAAAGGAGTGATGAAGATGAAAAAGGTATTGCAAATCTGTGTATGCATTATCTTTGCTTGGTGTTTTCTTAGCTTAGTTGGCGGATTTTCGGACAGCCAGGTGCAAAGGCATACAGTTACGCACGTTGTACAGGAAGGCGAAACCATGTATGGAATCGCTGACAAGTATTTCCTGCTCAACAAAACGAGAATTTGTTTTGACGAGTTTTGGTACAACGTATCCGAGGATAATAAGCACCTGACCGCCAACCGCCGTTATCTCCAGCCTGGAGATATAGTCACTGTTAATTACTACACAGTGAAGAATCAATGATGGCAGATTTATAACGATTGGTTAACTGCCATACTTGTATTATACCAGAAAGGAGTTTTTTAAGATGTCTGAAACTCAAACTAATATTTACAAAGCAGCTAGAGAATATGCAGGTTTGAACCGCATTAAGGCGGCAGAAAAACTAGGGATTTCTTCTAGCTGCTTGAAAGACTATGAGATTGACTGGCGGCAATGCCCTGATGTTATTGCACTAACAATGTCAAAACTCTACCGTACACCGTGGTTACGTGTACAGCACCTGCAAAGAAATGTAGTGTTTTGCGACGTTTTTGGACTTATTCCTCCTGTTGATGATTTAGCAGTGAATATGTTAAGGGCGCAAAAAGAAGTCGGTGAAGTGGTTGAGTTGTTTCCGCAAATGGTAGCGAAAACGGTACAAAAAAAGCACCTCGGTGACAATCTTTTAAAAGAATGCCGGGAAGGTGCACAGGCTTTGCTTGTATTGATTGGAATCGAAGAAGAACAAAAAGAAAAGACCCCCCACGCTAATAGAGAGTCTTTAACCTATAAATAAAGTCGAAAGGAAATCGGTTTAAAAAATAGGTCATATATAGTATAGCATACGGAAAAGAGGTTGTCAAACATGGAAAGCAGATTCTACACAGCTAAAGACATTGCCAACCTTTTAGGCGTAGGCGTTGGAAAAGGCTACTCGCTTATAAGGGAATGGAACAAAGAGCTTCAGCAAAAAGGCTATACAACTGCACAAGGAAGAGTGGTTAAAGCCTATGCTGATTTAAAGCTTGGTTTCGGAATTCAAAAGGAGGATGTATATGGTAACTAATGAACAGGTTAACGCTGTGTTAGCTCGTAGCGGACTTAGTTTGGAAGGCTTTGAAGCCTTCAGAAAAAGAAAGCACGGCGAACAGAAGCAGACGAAAGAGAGCTGGTTGAAAGACTTTAAGACTTGCTCACACTGTACCAGGGATGGCAAATGTAAGTATCAACACTTCGGATACCACCAGGAAAAACAGGCTGTGCGTGAAGGTGATGTATTAAGCTATAACGTTAACAGCTTGTCGGTGAATATGCAAACATATCCTAAAGTTGGCAGTTATCGTGAATGCTGTCACTGGGATGCTGAAACAACTCTTAAGCTTCATAGCAGACTTGAAGAGCTGGTTAAGGAAGGAAAGGTGATTTAAATGGAAATGAGCGAGAAAATCAACGCTTTGGCTGAAGCCTTAGCAAAGGCTCAGGGCGAAATGAAAAATGCTGTTAAAGGCTGTGACAATCCGTTTTTTAAAAGCAAATATGCGGATTTAGCGGAATGCCTGAACGTAGCACGTGAGCCGCTTAGCAAGAACGGCTTAAGTATATTCCAGGCTAACGAAGGAATTGTAGAAAGCAATAAGCTTGCTGTTATTACAATGATCATGCACAGCAGCGGTCAATTTATTAAGGTAACGAGCAGTTATCCTATTCAGAAGAATGATGCACAGGGGTTCGGCAGTACGCTGACATATGCTAGAAGATACAGCCTTGCAGCGGCTCTTGGACTTGCGCAAGAGGACGATGACGGAAATTTAGCTTGTGAACCTGTTGAAAAATGGCAGTATCAACCTAAAGAACCGCAGAAAGAGCAAAAACCTAAAGCTCAACCGCAAGCTACCGGAGATAAATTCGTTAAGATTACACCGTCAGGGGATGTGATTGTAACCGTTGCTAGTGGCCACGATGAAAACGGCAGACAGCTTGTGACATACAAAAACATTAAAGACCTGACTATTGAAGAGCTTGAAAAAATGATTACAATTCCTCAATACACGCTTGCGCATACTGCTATTAAGAACCTGCTCGAAGAAACGAGGCAGACTGCATGAGTAAGAAAAGCATATTGCAAAGCGAAAAGGAGTGCTTTATGTGTGGCACTACTCGCAACCTGGAGCGCCATCATGTGATATTCGAAGCAGCCGGGAGAAAGATTTCGGACAAGCTGGGTTTAACAATCTGGCTATGCTACGAACATCACAAAGGAAAACTCGGACCTCATTTGGACAGGGAAACAGACTTGCGGTTAAGGCGATTTGCTCAAACCTGCTATGAAGATAAACATAGCCGGGACGAGTGGATAGAGAAAATTGGGAGAGATTACCTATGAGAAAGAAAGCACTTATGAAGTATGTGAGGTTACTTAGACGGCAACCATTATGGAAGAAGTTATTGTAGGAGGGCGACATGGAGAGCTGGTTTAAGGTTAGCGCCGATGTGTTCGACAGTGAAAAAATTAAGATACTTCGTGCTGATACGAAGATTGGTGATAGCCTGGCATTAATGTGGTTTTTCCTGTTAGCTCTAGCTCGCAAAAAAAATGATGGTGGTTATGTATACGCTACCGAAGGTGTAGCGTATACACCTAAAACATTAGCTGCTGTTGGTGGATTTAAGCCTAAAATTGCAGAAGCTGCATTAGAAGTATTTCAGCAGTACAACATGATAGATATAGAGGATAACGGCTATATCTATATTGTAGGCTGGAGTGAGTATCAGAACGCCGAAGAGCTTTCAAAGCTTAAGGAGCGTGAACGCTGCAAGGAAGCGATGAGAGCTAAAAGACAGCGTGAGAAGCAATCCAAAACGTGTAACAACGATGTAACAAACACAGATGTTACGGAATGTTACGAAGATGTTACGTGTAACAAAAGCGTAACAAGTCAAGATGTTACACGTAACAATGATGTAACAAACATAGATGTTACGGATAAGAATAAGAGTAAGAATAAGAAAGAGAATAAGAGTAAGAGTAACAACAACAACTTTAGTAGTGGTTGTTACGATAAAAATGCTGACGTTACGTGTAACAGTTATGAAAGTGTTACGAGCGATAATAATCCTGTTGCCTTTTGGAATCAAAATGTTACGCCGATAACACCATATATTGCAGAGCGGTTACAGGCTATTGCTAAGGAGCACGGCGAGCTAATAGCCATGCAAGCGGTAACAATAACAGCACAGCAAGGCAAGAAGTCAATAGCCTATTGTGAGGGAGTTGCAAGAAACCTTGCGAGCAGTGACAATCAAAAGCCAAAGAAACCACCGGATGATTTTAAACCGCCGGATGACCAAACAGACCTGGACAAATATTTTTAGTGAGGTGATAGCATGAATGCGAATGATGTTCAGAATTCGATTACACTTGCTGTAAATCACATTGCTGAAAATGCTGCGCAGCTTAATAAGCAAAACGAAAACGATTATTACGAAAACGGTTTGCTTATGTGTGGTAAATGTCATACACCTAAGCAATGCAGAGGTTTCTTGTTTGGCGTTGAGCGGACTGTAACTTGTATCTGTAAGTGCAGAGCGGAAGAGCTTCAGGCAGAGCGTGAACGTGAGGAACATGAAAAGCGACTTGCTAGGGTACAAGAGCTTAGAAAAGCTGGCTTCCCGGAGCGTGAGCTTCAGTCACAGACTTTCAGCCATGATGACGGCGCAGATGAGCGGACGATGCGAGCAATGAAGAATTTTGTTGAGCACTACGATGATTTTCGCAGGATGCATAAAGGATTGCTGCTTTACGGAAATTCCGGGAGCGGAAAGACGTTCGCCGCTGCGTGTGTTGTCAATGCACTGATTGATAAAGGTGTAGCTTGCTTAATGACTAATTTCGGCAGAGTGTTCAATACCTTGTGGGGCACTGAACAAAAGCAAGCGTATCTTGACGGATTTAATCAATTTGAGTTGTTAGTGCTTGATGATTTAGGAGCAGAACGGCGCACGGAGTTTGCTCAGGAGCTGGTGTTCCAGATCATCGACAGCCGTTGCCGGAGCGGATTGCCTACAATCATTACAACAAATTTGCCGATTGAAGCAATCAAAAAGCCGCAGACGATAACGGAAACAAGAATCTATGACCGCATTTTGCAGATGTGCCACCCGGTAGAGGTTACACACGCAAGCAGACGCAGGAAGAAGGTTGCAGAAGGCTTTGCTGCTACCAACAAGTTATTAGGATTATAGGAGGGAATTATGGACGATAAAGACAAGAGATATTTTTCAATACTCGTCAATTTCTATATCAATATGTATCGTGACAGCGGCGAAATCTATTATCTGCATAAGGCTGCTGCTGAAATCAACGCAGTAATAAAAAAAGAAGGCGGCGAAATTTTCTGCCAGGACAATCCGTTAAAGAGAAAGGAACAAAAAGCATGAACAAAATCGTTTTATTAGGAAGAGTGACAAAAGACCCGGAGGTAAGATACACTTCTACAAGCAAGGTTGTTGCTCAGTTCACGCTTGCGGTAGACAGACCTTATTCGAAAGACAAGCAGCGTGAAGCTGACTTTATCCCTGTTGTTATTTGGGGTAAACAAGCTGAAATCTGTGGCAACTACCTTAGCAAGGGACAGCGTGTGTTAGTTGAAGGCAGACTGCAAATTCGCAATTATGAAGCTAAAGACGCTCAAAAGAAATATGTAACCGAGGTCATTGCGGAGCACTTTGAATTTATTGAGCGTAGAGAGCAAGGCGGCGAATCTCAGCAGAAACCGGGAGAAGAAAGCCAGGACTTCCAAGGTTTTGGCAGCACAGTGCCATTCGATGAAACAATTCCGTTTTAAGCGAGGTGCAGCATGAAGATTAAAGACGAAGTTAACCGCTTGCGTAAGCTGGCGTGGACTGAAATCGAATTAAAGAAAGATGATTTCAAGAAGATTTGCAGTGAATATTGCTTTTTGTACAAAACGATATATCACCAGACCTACAATCCTAGCATGAAGCTGATTAGCACGTGGGGAAGAAGCAAAGTGTATGTTGATAAGCTTGAATACATTGATGTGCTTCAGGACTTAGCTTATCTGCGTTACGCTTTCAGCAGAATGAAATTTAAGGGGTACAAGAAACATGAATCAGCTTAAAAGTATCCTCGTGGGCAAGCGTAGCAAGGCAAGCGGTTCGTTCTTTGAAAAGATGATTGACGCAGGCTGCCAGTATTACGAGGAACATGGCATTGCGAAGATTGAGAAACAGAGCGAGCCTGTACATTATATCCGCCCTTATGGAGCGCATGGACAGTTTATTGCGAATTATACAAAGAAAAGCGGCGTCGACTACAAGGGGACGCTTAGAGGTGGCTTAGCGGTGTGTTTTGAAGCAAAGCACACCGACGGCGATAAGATGCTGCGAAGCAGACTTGAACCGCACCAGCTTGAATACCTAAAGATTCATCACTTTTTAGGAGCAAGGTGCTTTATCCTGGTATCGTTTAGTCTGACAGATTTTTACAATGTGCCGTTTCTTGTATGGGAGAATATGAAGTCGCTATATGGAAGGCAGTACCTGAAGCGTGACGATCTGGAAGAATACAGAATCAGTAATACAGGCAGAGTGTTAAAATTTCTAACTGTAACGGAGGGGCAACAGTGAAATATCTACTTGGAACAACAGCAGAAGGCAAGCAGTGCTGCCCTCATTGCAAGCAGGAAAACATAAAGCTTGTCTACGGCGCAAAGATTGTAAACAGAAAAGGTGCTGTAAAATGGGCGTTTAGATGCTCATCATGCTATGGCACAGTTTGGTTAAAGTAAAGCGAAAGGAAGTCGGTTTTATGCAGAATAAGGATTGGAGCTATCTGCTAGGACAGAAAATAGGTATGCTGACAGTGCTTGAAATTTATCCTCCAGGCGTTATCAGCATCAGACCTAAAAAGAAGACTTCTGTCGCAAGATGTGTTTGCGAATGCGGCACAGAATGTTACAGAGATGTATCTAACCTTGCCCGGCGACAAGGAATGAGCTGCGGCGGCAAGGAGTGCAAGCACAAAATCATGAGCCTTGCGCAAATAAGAAGGCAGGCAACTAACAAAAGCAAGGCTACAGCTCAGAAGCCTGTCGAGAATTTTTCAAAAGATGAAGAACCGATAATCACGAAAAAGCTTAAAAATAAATATGTTTGCCCTTTTCCGTTCCCCGGATGCGTAAGAAGCGAGGTTTGCCACGTATGCTGCTGGGAATGTGATAAGGAATGTAAGCAGTGCAGCAATAATCCGCAACTATGCGGAGCAAGGAGATTAAAATGAGAAGCGTTAAGGAGATTTTAGCAAATGAAAAGTTTCAAGCCGACAAGAAAAATGATTTTGCTTTTGAAGGCTTGGTGTTAATAGGCTTCCTGCATCTGCCAGGAATCAAAAAGAGCTTGCAGTGTGTTGTAGGTGTTGAGCCTGATCAGGACGGCAACCAATGGGAGCACGTAAGCGTGAAATTTTGCGGCACAACGAATAAAACGCCTTCATGGGAGGTTATGTGCCAGGTTAAAGATGTGTTCTGGCTACCGGAAGAAGAAGTTCATCAGATTCACCCAAAAGAAAGCGAGTATTTACACGGCGTAGGCAGGATATACGATGTTTTGCATCTGTATCGTCCTGTAGGTGGCTGGAAACAGAATCCAAACAGAGGTAATGCAAATGAGTAAATTGCTAAATGCAATTATCGACATGATCACGGTTATACTAATCATCGGTATACCTGCTATGCTTGGTGCTATGCTAGGTGCTGCGATTGGGTGGTTAATATGGCTGTGGTAAAGCGTAGACAGCAGAAGCTGAAATATTATCGTTACTGCTTGCGCAAAGCACGTGAGCTGATGCGTAGCGAGTTAAGAAAATGTGAAGTTTTGGCAGAGAGGATAAAAAATGACAACAAAAAGATATTTAGACGGTATTTATTTCCGCGTTAAACGCGGTAAACATTGGGAAAGCATCTGCTTCTCGGATTTGACCGACGAAGAAATGGACAAGGTGCTTGAAGGGCATAGCGTAGAGTGGTTGAAAAATACGTGCAAAATCCTGGGCAGAACCATTAAGCGTATCGGTGATGAGCAAAACATTGTCGGCTGGCAAAAGGAGGAGGAGTAAATGCTAATTAAGGATAATAGCAGAATGTGGGAAAATTTTAACTGCGTTAACAGTCTATCCTTACAACGCTGCATAAGAGAAACAGGAAAAGACGTTTATATTGTCAACATTTGCGTCGATGGAAAAGAAAGTCAATATAATCAATATGATTCCAAAGAAGAAGCAGAAAAAGCTATGGATGAACTCGCAGAAAAAATCAATGCAACGCAAGGAGCTAATAATGGATAAGCCGTTTATTCTAGATCCGTGCTGTGGAAGCAAGATGTTCTACCATGACAAAGAGAGCAATGCTGTTATGTTTGGCGACATACGAGAGCTGCACACAAAGCTCTGCGATGGACGAGAATTGCATATCCAACCAGACAAACTGATGGACGCAACCGATATGAAAGGAATCGAGGATAACACTTTTTGCTGTGTGATTTTTGACCCGCCGCATCTAGTGCAAGTCGGAGAGAAAAGCTGGCTTGCTCAGAAGTACGGACATCTGCCGTTATTGTGGGAAGAGTGGATGAATAAGGCTTTTACTGAATGTTTTAGAGTATTAAAGCCGGGTGGGATGTTGTTATTTAAGTGGAATGAAGAGGATATTCCACATCATGCAGTTCTGCGTTGTGCCTTGCCGTACAAGCCGATTGCTGGCGATAAGACAGGCAAGACACGTTGGACGTTTTTCTGTAAATATTTAGGAGGTGAATCGTATAATGGCTAAAAATTTGATTCCGCAAATCGCTAAGATGCTCGGCGTAGAGCTGGGCGAAGAATTTAAGATTAAAGGTTATGACGGATTGACTTATAAGCTTACCGATGCTGGGCTAGAATTAACTACTGTTGATGGTCAGAAAACGAAATGGTTCGACCGCGGAGCATTAAACAGCTTGCTGAAAGGCAAAATGGAAATCGTCAAACTTCCGTGGAAGCCGAAGAAAGGGGAAACTATCTACTCTTTTACCCTTGTGTATGGGAACTGGGTTGTTTACTCATATGTGTGGTTAAATTCCCCTTGCGATTATGCTCTGCTAGGCAAAGGCTGGGTATACCGCACAGAAGCTGAAGCGCAAGCTGCACTACCTAAGGTAGCTGCGGAAATAGGCGCGGAGTATAAACTTTAGGAGGCTTTAAATGAATTATGGCGATAAACATACCGAGGATAGCCTTGTGTCACGTCTGGGGCGTTTATATGGCATTGAACGTGGCTTAGATTGCGGCCCGAATATCATAATGGACCAGTACTGGAAGGTGTGGGACGGCGGAGAACGGCAAGACCGATACAAATGGTACTATGAAGCAGACTTCTTGTACATCACTAAAAGCTATTATCTTTATGAGGTCGAAGTTAAAATCAACATTTCAGATTTTAGAGCAGACCAAAAAAAGAATAAATACCATGACCACCCAGACGTTAAAGGCTTATACTATTTCGTTCCGAATGAGCTTTATAGCAAACATGAGGGTGAAATTAAGGCTACGTGCAGGGAAAAAGGTGCAGGCTTAATTGTAGATGGACATCCAATCACAACAGTTTTAAAGCCGAAAGTGCGTAAAGAAGTTAAACCACTAACCGATAACGGGTATATTCATTATCTGCGACTGTTCGCAAAGAAGTGGGTGAGACAGCGATGAAAACAGAAGGAAGGACGAAAACAACAGTCATTTGCTATAGACGTATCGACCGCTTCTACATAGTGACCGACAAAATCAAGGTAACAAAGTCTCGCAGGCAGTACTATACGGATGATTGGCGGTGGCAGATGGGGATTATAAAAGAGATTTTTGCAACATGTTACACTTTTCCCTTCTAAAACTCCCTTGAAAAAGTTGCACGTGGGGACAAAATGTCCCTTGAAAAAGTTTAGGAGGTAGAGCATGAAATCTAAAGCATATGTTTTTGCCAACGCCGCAGACTACGACGTTGAAGATATGTCAGAGAAAATAACATTCGCTGAAACAGCAGGAAAAGCAAAACAATATTTTAGCATGGAGAACGAAATCCATTACAAAGACATCAGAGTGCGACATTTGCCTTGGGCAGATACATATGGTGATGTTGATAGTATTCCTGTTGAGGAATTGTTAAACCACGGTTGGTATTTTATTTGCAATACCTGCGGCGCAAAGATAAAAGATATAGCAGACTTTCACGTCAACAGTAAAGGATACTGCTGCAAGAAATGTTTTAATGAGTGGAGGAATACAAGTGGAAGAAACAATGGTAATAATGGAAAAATATTATTCTGAATATGACTCCCCAATAATTTCATATGTGTGTGGTGAGTGTGGTGAAAAGTTCCTCGACCGTGATGATGATTATAAATATTGTCCTCACTGTGGCAGAAAGATTACAAAGATAGTTAACTAGCCCTAGGGCGCGGCGGCTGGGTTGCCGAATGGCAGTAAGCGTTGCGAGAATTCTCACGCCGCCGCTTTTTATAAAAAGGAGGAATAATCATGTTGAAATCTTATGATCCGGAAAAGGCCTTTGGCCTGACACATATCGTTGAAAGCACCTATATGTTTGATAACGGCAAAGTTATTGTCCGCACGCCGATTGAAAGCGAATGCGCTGGCGCAGACCTCTTGAGCACCTGCGTTGACGACTCTGACTGGGTGGGCGACCTCGACGACGACGGATTCGGCGAATTTATCGACATTGAATTGGAGGGTATCAAATACCTGAAATACGATGGTGACCTGGACGAGCTTGAAGTTTATTTCAATAACAGCAAGATTTGGTACATTGACAGGGACGACATCAGCGATTATCTGGTCAAAATTGAAATTGTAAACATCGAAAATAAGCGTGGCGTAAGAAAGGATGAAGAACATGATTAATTACAACAAGGTAGAAGAAGCTAAGAAGTTATTGGAAGAAAGCGGCGCTCAATTTGTACTCGCTTACGATAAAGGCGACAAACATTGCAGCAGCAGAATAAACGGCCAGTATCCGACAATTAAAAAATTTATCATTACAGTGATGTGGCAGGTTGTTGAAAACGTGTATAGTCAGTGCGGCGTTACGATGGCTTCTAGCGAAGTTTTCGCGATGACAACCGCAGTGCTCGAACGGCTAAGAGCCAAAGAAGAGGACAAGCAACAATAAAACGCTACCTGGTATAGTGGGAAGGTATAGCGTTCCAGAATTGGCAACGTTATCGACCATCTTGCGATGGCTGTTAGGAAGGAGTGATGCATATTGAAGATATTGAAGTTTTCACCGATTAAGCGTGAGCAGGGCAGAAATACATGTCATTGCTACAAAGAAACCGACATTTATGGTGGCAGTAAAAAGCCTATCAGTTTTACTGTTGATCCGGACACAAAAATCTGTTACTGCAATCACTGCGGCAACATGGTTGAACCTATCGTTGTGCTGGAGCTAATGTGTAACGATTGGCAAGCAATAGCAAAGAACTATGACAGAGCAAGGAAGCAGACGTTAAGATGCTATGAGATCGGAACGAAGTTTCGACCATATAAACGTGTGCTAAAGATGCTACAGGAACATATGGGACGAAAGAATGATATGATGCCGATTTGTCCGCATTGCCGGGAGAAAATAGATTTGGAAAAGTTAGCTAATGGCGTTTGGATAAGAAAGGCGGAAAAATAATGATTAATTACAAGAAAGCCGAACAGGCGAAAGAACTGCTACAAGAATGTGGAGCATCTTTTATAATTGCCTATAATGACAGCAATAACGATGATGTTGTTTGTGCATCAGGTAATTATATTATCCTTAAAAGCTTGATCATTGGTACGATGGCGCAGGCAGCATTAGGTGTGCGTGGCAAATATGGTGAAGAAATGGCTATGCAAGAATTAATGAGCATGATGACAGAAGCGGCGAAATTAGTTCATTACAATAAGGAGTAAAAAAATGAAAGATGAAAAATTAATAGTCCTGCTGTTCGCGTTTAGGTACGCCGTGCATAGAATTCCCACACAGGCATTGCGTGAAATTCAAAACGAGCTGTTCGATAATCTCCATAAAATGCCAGATTGGATGTTGACGCAGATGGAAAGAGACATTGAATGGAATTTTGAATTAATGCAAAGCAGACTAGAGGAAACCGGAAGAATCGCTTTAGACGATGATTGCCGCTTTCAAAAGCCGCTGCTTGATGCAGTAAAAGCACAAAGAGCAAAGTTAGCAGAGATTGCCAGAGGTACAACCAATGGAAATATGCTTAATTGATATTGTCAGTTGCACACTGCTTGACGTAGTTGTTATGTGTGTAGCTTTATGGATGTTAAACAGGGAGTGGTAATTTGAAATATTTACATCTTGTTGCAAGTATTTGTATGGAAATTCTTGCTATTATGGGTACTATTGGAATCCTGGTTATAATCTGGAGAGATATTTTAGGAGGTTTTTAAGATGATTAAATTTTTACCGACGATTGACGCACCAGCGAACACGAAGCTTCCGCAACGTAGCACACAGTTTTCTGCTGGCTATGATTTTTACGCACCGACAGATATTTTTGTTCCAGCTGGCGGTGAAAGCGTACTTATTCCGCTGAACATCAAAGCTATTATGCCTGGCGATATGGTTCTGATGCTGTTCATCCGCAGCAGTCTTGCCGTTAAGTTCAATTTGTCGCTAGTTAACAGCGTAGGCATTATTGATAGCGATTATGCTAACAACCAGGACAATGACGGAAATATAGGTGTTAAATTCAGAAACAACGGCAGCGAAACCATCATCATCAGAGAAGGTGAACGCTGTGCACAGGGAATCTTCGTCCGTTACTGCGTAACCTCGGACGATGAAGCAAGTGCTGTTCGTGGTGGCGGTTATGGCTCAACAGGACGCTAAGATTTATCTTATTAGCTGGCGCAGTTTAATTTCGGGCGAGGTTGATTTTCACGACAGAGTGTTAGCTTCTTCGCCTGAAGAAGCTATAAAGATAGCTAGCAAAGGAGAATTTTCAGAACTTCTCGAGCTGTACGACCCGGAAGTAGAAGGAATGTAGGGAGTGTATAAAATGCCGAAACGAGAAAAAAGCATTGAAGAACAAATTAAAGAAGAAACAGCTATGCTTATAGACAGTTTTTGGCGGTGGGAACATATCCGGACCTATGGATGCCAAGACCCTTTTTATCCTGACGGCGAAAACATGAATTTAGTAAGGAATCATATAATTTACGGAAAGAGCAGACTTGAAGAGCTGTGTACCAATATTCCTTTGCCAGCCCAATATTATATGCCGACACCTGAGGAAGTTGACGCAAACTATATGGCTGCCGACGGAAAGTATTACGATTACCGGATGAAAAAGTTCGCAGGATCATATCCCGGCATTACCACTAAAACACCGAATGATATAAGCAACCAACAAGAATTATTTTAGAGGTGCTACATGAAAACACCATGCAGAGGATGCACAGAAAGAAAAATAGGCTGCCACGCTACTTGTAATGCTTTTAGCGAATGGAAAATCCAGCAGTGTAAAATACTGAAAGCCATGTATCTTGAAACGCTTTCACCTACAGCTGGAGCAGTTGCCAGACACGAAAAATGGATAAAGGAGCATAAATAATGAGTGCGTTTAAATCTCCATTTAGTTTTATCGGATTAAAAGATGATAAATACGTTATTGTCAAAGAAGCACCGAAGAATTCAAAAGATAGCTTTACAATGCCGCTTCCTAAGGATAACGTAAATCATCCGAAACACTACACCAAAGGCGGTATTGAGTGTATAGATGCCCTAAAGGCTGCTACTGTTGGCAAAACAGGCATTGAAGCTGTCTGCGTTGCCAACATCATCAAATATTTATGGCGTTATGAAGAAAAAAACGGCGTAGAAGATTGCCTAAAAGCAAGATGGTATCTTGACCGCCTTATCGAAGAACTTAAATAACAGAAGGGAGTAAGCGCATGGAAAATATGACTGTAAATGAAAATCAAAGCACGATAACCGTTCCGCTGGCGTATTTCGAAGAACTTATCGAACGTGTGGCAGAGCAGACCGCCAAAAAGACCTCTAAAAAGCTGTGTGATGATCTGTACAGCAAAGAAGCACAGCGGAGGGATTTCGACAAGCGACTGTATAACGTGCGCTTACTGCTAAAGAACTACAGAAGCCTTCAGGAACACGCAGCGTTAAAGACCAGCGAGATTGTCAATATCGACGATGAGCAGATTTCTGCTATTGAGATTCTTGATTCGTTCCAAAACCTGAAAAGCATGGGAGCTAATGAGCTAAAGCTTGAAAGCATCATAAGCTCAACCATGCGAACCAAAGTGTTGATAAACTATATGGATGATATGATAGCACTTTACAAGCAGACCAGGTATAACAGCGGCAAGCAGGAAGATTTGCGCCGGGCAGATGTGCTTGACGTGCTGTTCATTAAACCTTGTCCGCCGGAAGCGTATGTTACTGATATAGTCGCAAGCCTTGCACAAAAATGGTCAGTGAGCGAAAGGCAGATATGGCGTGACACCAACGATGCCGTCGAGCAGTTAACTGCGTTGCTGTTTGGCGTGGATGGCGTAAATCTGCTGGAAGATAAAAAGCGCAGAAGAGCAGTCCGCCTTGCTGAAGAAAAAAATATTGAAAAATAATCAAAAAACTACCGGAATAGTCAAAAAAACATTTGACTATTCCGGTAGTTATGTTATAGTATAGTCAAAGAAAAACATAATAAATAAAAGAAATGAGGTAGTAAAATGGAACGAAAAATGATTAAAGCAGTTAGAAAAATTCAAGATATTGAAGTAAAAGCTGCAAAAGGAACTGCAAGTAAGGAAGAAATGCTTGAGCTTGTTGCTCTTGATGAAAACTTAAGAGCATATGCCCATGAAAACAATATGGGATATTACGAATGTCTTACACAACTTCGTGAAGAATTAAGAAAGGAGGATTAAAAAATGACATACCAAGAAAAGCAAGAAATGAAAAAGCTTGCCTGCAAATGCCTGGAAAAATACTTCGGTTTTGCTCCGGCGATGAAGCAGATTGTTCTGCTTGAAAGCGCAAGCAATGGATATACAGTTGATTATCTTCTGTTCAGCATCGGCTATAACGGAAGAGAATTTCAGCTCAGAAGAACCTGTTCCTGGGGCAAATATACTGTGGAATACAAATATTGTCGCTACGATGTTACTATGATTGAATAATAGAAAGGAGTCAAACAACATGAAACTAACCTATGAAGAAATAACCATTATCATAGGCATGCTGAAGCGTGAAGAAAGAAAATCCGCCGAGCGTTGTGAGTTGGTCGCAGCGAACGTAGAGTTTGCGAAAGACCGCTTTCAAGGATGGCTGCAAGATTACCGCAAACGTGCCACGCAGGTTGACGCTGAGACAGCAGAAAAAACAATTGACCAAGCATTCGAGGAAATTGTCACTCCCTCTGAAGAAAGCTACAGAGTGGCCAGAGCCTACCACAACAATACAGAAAGGATTCTGTGCAAATTTACCGAAGACGCTTTTGAAATTTAAGGAGGAAGAACTAATGAAAGAACCTAAAGACATGACTAATGAAGAACTTAAGAAAGAAGCTTTGCGACTGGTGAAGATTTACAACAGCTCGAACGATCCATGGCATCATCAATGTTTGAACGAGCACCTTGAAGAGCTGGAAGAAATTGCAGCGGAAAGAGGTATAGAGCTTTAAAAGCTGATGACAGGAGCATAAGCTCCTGTAAAGCTACCAGGCAGAAGGTTCAAAGTCCTTGCCAATAGCTTTAGAAAGGAAGTCGATTTTATGAACTATGCAATTTTACTCAGAACTGTGGTTGATGCCAATGGCAAAACCAATTCTGTGGAGAAAGTACCATACGAGGGAACTATCACGCTTAAGTCAATGTATGAACTGTGCGAATGCGAGTACGTCGACATTAAAGAAGTTCCGCTTCAGCTGGTAGAGTTCGACGGACAACTCGGAATCATTCCCGGTGTTACACTGATTTTCGATGAAGAATTTCTTTTGAAAAATGAAAACCCGGTGGCCAATGAGCTGGCAAGTGCTATTTATGGTTACGGCCGTTTACATGATCAGTGCCTGTGCGGTAACGTGCTGCTGTGCAATACCGATAAGGAAGGCTACTGCATGCCGTTCAGCGAGGACGAAACGAACGCTATCGTAAAATGCTTGACAAGAATCAACAAGCATATTGGAGATATGGAATTTAAAGTTCAAAAACCAATGATGAAATTTATGACTTTTTAGGAGGGATGCTAGGATGTTAAAATACAAAGATTACTCAACCTTAATCAACGAACAGCAAAAGGAATACGAAAGCTTTACCAAAGATAAAACGTTCTTTGCTTTTACTGAAGAACAGTTCAACGAAGGCATGAAAAGATTTGGGTTAGCTCCTAATGATACCGACAAGGTTTATCAAATCGGCTTCGGAGGATATATCCTTCGTGCGCAGGCTAAGGCTCATAATGATTTAGTAAAACGCCTGAACATCGAAAAGAAGGAGCACATGAAAGATTTCGACTTCTTGAAATCAGCCTTCCGTTACGAACTTGCTAACCATGAGTTTTGTATAACTTATGAGCTTGATGATACACTGGATGCTCTGCTTTTGACTTATGAGCAAGTTAACTCTGACCCGGTTATGAAAAAAGCTTTACTTGAAGCAAAGAAAGAATATCTTAAGAATTGCGAAGATTGGATGTGATTAATGTGAGAACAAGACAACTTATAAAGTATGTACTGATGCTGGAAACACTTCCTCTTGCCGGAGATGAGTTCCATGAACTCATGGCAAATACAAAACGCCGCCAAAAGAGAATCGATGCACTGCGTGAAAAGCTTCTGATGCCAGCAAGCTGCTATCCCTACAAATCATTATAAATAGAAGAACCAGCGTACACCGAAAGGTGTGCGCTGGAAAAAAGATTGGAGTGAAAGTTATGTGTAAAGTAGCAGACAAAAGTTATAGAGAGTTATGCGAAGCGTTGCTCGGGCAGGAAGCTTATAAGGTTTCTGAATTAACGGCACAGAAATTGTATCGCCTGGAAGATACCGACGAGCTGAAAGCATATGGTTTAGACAAACAGAAAGCAGAAGCTTTCTTGTGTGGTGTAGAGTTAGGCAAAAGAGCTTTCACCGAAACCAAAGCTGAGGAAAAAAGACACTGCTGTGATCCGCAAGACTTGGCTGAATTTATGATGCCGAAGTTGCGGTATCTGAATCATGAAGAGTTCTGGGTAATTGCAGCAGACAGCAAGAACAGAATTATTGAAGCAAGAGCTATACTGAAAGGAACGCTGACAAACTGCCTTGTTCATCCTAGAGAGATTTTCAAGTATGCCATCATGAAAAATGCTGCTTCAATATTTGTAGCACATAATCATCCTTCAGGCTTTGCAGTACCTAGTAATGATGACAAAAAGTTAACCAGGGACATTGTTAAAGCCGGGGCAATAATGGGAATACCTTGCTTAGACCATATCATTATAGGTGACGGCAGTTACTACAGTTTTCAGGAAGATGAACAAATGTAAGGAGGAAAGAAAAAATGAATGCTTATGAAATCATGTACGTTATGCGCCCGGAGCAGGAAATAGTCGAGGGTGTTATCTCGAAGTTCAATGACTTAATCGCTTCTAATGGTGGTGTAGTCGAAAAGACAGACCGCTGGGGAGAAAGAAAGATGCCTTATGTGATTCAGGACTATGAGAATGGTATTTATGTCCTGGTTACGTTTCGAGCCAATAAGAAATGTGTGCTTAAGCTTAACGAAGAAATGGAAATTAGCGAAGAAGTGCTCCGGCATATGATTATTAGAAAGGGGGTATGCTAATATGACACCTTTTGATAAATTTAAGGAAACTGCTGCGCTGGTTAATCTTTGGATAACAGAAGAAAAACCTAAAATTGAAAGATTTGGCTGCCGAAACTGCCAGTACGCTCATTCAATGCATGAAAGCTTTGACAGATTCTTTACAAACCAATACGGAGCTTGCAGCTGTTTGCCAAACTGGTGCACTCCGATAGCTCGCATTGATGAATGTCCTAAAAAGAATAATCCTAGAGCTGGCAAGCTCAGTTCGATTTGCAAAGTTAACACGGAGGTATAAAATGGCTAATATCTGTTTCAATGACATTACAATGGTTGGAGATAAGGCAATACTGCAAAGGCTGCAAGATGATATTGAACGTTACCTAGATGAAAATGATGGCAGCATTTATAGATACGGTAATGAGCTTTACCCTGGCAGTAACTATGAAGGATGGTTCGACGATGTTGGAGAAGTAGCTAAAGCCAACGAAGAAGAATATTTCTTGCGGTTTACCGTAGACACAAAATGGACCCCGGCAATGGACTTTTTCGTAAGACTGGCAAAAGATAAAGGCTTAAAGCTTTACTATTCTGCCGAAGAACCTGGCTGCGAGCTTTATCAAACGAATGATGTTAACGGTGAGTTCTACGACGAAAGATATGTCTTGTATTGCAGAGAGTGCGAGATAACCTATTATAGCTCAAAGGAAGATTTAGTTGACGGAATAGGGTTCTTACTCAAAAGGCGAGGTTATAAGGTGTTTAACAAAGAAAACGCAATGGAATGCAGCATCAAGGAACTTGAAAAAATCGGCAGAATATTCCTGGTAGACGGAACTAACACATGGTTTGACATAGGAGAATTTGAAATAGTTCCTGCCGGGGAAGAAAGGTAGTGGTTAACGTGAAAACATTGTATTTTGAAGGTGCTGGCTGGGAAAAGGCAGAGCGCAGCATCAACACCATAGGCAACTGCCGTGTTAGAACAGCATTTCACCTTGATAACGGCAAGGGAGTTTATCTTGAAATTGTTTGCGGTGAAATGCTTGGCGAAAGAAAGAAGCTTTATGGCTGCTTGCAGTATGTAGGCTTCGTAGACTTCTTATTCTACATTACGGATGAAGAGCCGAATGATGACTGCAATAAGCATAAATTGCCGGATATGCGTAACACTCATTTTGCTTATGACTTCGATTCGATTCTTGCTTTTGTAAACAGTTTAGGAGCATCATTTGATAAAATATGCGTACTACCAGACCTTGCCGGATACAGAGTACATTCAGATGACAGTGAGAAGCGATACAACTATGCTGACGAGTTTACGCCAGACTGGGAGGTTATAAAGAGAGCGAAAGAAATTCACGAATACTTTTACCAGCTGGAGCAATCAGAAGGCAAGAAGTTCCCTAACTTCTCTCTGTACAATGACGAAGGCGACAAGACAAAGCTTTACCTGATCCGGCATTACAACGGCTATAATAAGAAATGGCTTATTGATGCGTCAAGCGATTCATGGTTGAAAACTATGGTTGAAGTATCTTAAAGTTGGTTATTGTGCAAGGAAGAAGTCAAAAATAAGTTTGACTTCTTCCTTTATGTTATGTACAATAAAGCTATATAGATGATTGGAGGGAAGTAAATGAGCCTGACAGACAAAATGAGAACTGCAATGACGAACAACGGAATGACACAAAGGGATGTAGCAAAAAAACTAGGTGTTAGCAAGGCAGTTGTTAGCGCAAGATTTCTTCATTGCAGAAGCTTAAAAATGCTTCTTGAAACAATGGAGGCTTGTGATTGCGATGTTGTCCTTCGTCAAAAAAATGGAGAGTGTGAAATGATCATCACTTTAGATGATATAAGAGAGGATGATTTGGCGAAAAATTTATAAAAAATCCTCCTGGTCAAAAAAACATTTGACAATAGTTTTAGTTATGTTATAGTATAGTTAAAGGAAAACTTAATAAACTAAAACAAAAGGAGTCGGTGAAAATGAATTTAGAACAACAAATCAAAGTAGCAGAAAAAAGAATCTATGACGCAGAATGCAGAAGAGCAGAATTTGCGAAAAAATATAATGAAACAGGAATTTTGCTTTATGAAAGATTGGCAGAATCCGAAACTAAAACAATTTCTGAAATAAGAGATGCAATAATTGAAGCTTCTCTTTACATGAACTAAGGAGGGAGTAAATCATGAAGATAGGTAAAGTCGAGTTCACCTGGCGTGCACATCGTCAGGCGTGTGTTGTAAAAATTGGCGGTGAACAAAGAGTTTTCCGCTTCAATAAGAAAACGACTCGTAAGGAGCTGTTTGCGAAAATTCGCTCCTTAATTGCAGAAGCAGCTGGTACCCAAAAGGTTTGCCAGCATTGCGGCAAGCATTACTTCGGTGTAAACTCGCACAACTTCCTGTGCGGTGACTGTGCTCAGAAAGCTGCTGACATTCATCGTGAAGGTGTTGGCAATATTAAAGAGTTTTCCTTCAGCGAAGCTTTGCAGTACATTCCTGAAGGCGTTAACCCAATCGAATATGAGCGTAAAATCGACGCAGAAATTCGTGCGGAACGTCAAGCATTGGTAGACTTGTGGAAACAAGATGACCAAGCGTGGAATTTGTACTGCTATGGAAAGAGGGCGAGCAAATGAAGTACGAAGTAACTTTTTCATGCGGTCACACCGGAACGGTACAGCTGTACGGCAAAGGTGATGAGCGTGAACGTAAGATTCGTTATTTTGAAGAATATGGCGTATGCTCCGAGTGTTACAAAGAGCGCCGTACTGTAGAAGCAGAAATTGGTTGCAAACATGTAACAATGTCCTACAAGGCATATAAGACTGATTACAGTTTCTGCGACGTTTTAAACGATTCTTACGATAAGCAGAAAAAAATTATTACGGTGTTAGTTCCGGAAGCGTTGGCAGATTTTATAGATGCTAAAAATAAGTGCGGTGCTACACTGTTTAATGCAGCTATTAAGATTGCTACCAATAACAAGAACAAGGAAGGCAAGCACTACGCAGAGTGCTATGAGATAGTCAAAGCCTATATCAAGGCACACGCAGACTTTGCCAAAGAATTACAGGCGTATATGCAACAACAGAAAGCTAATAAGATTGTTGTTAGCAATATCACAATGGACGAAGAACAACTTGTAAGAATGTACATAAAGCAGTTCGACGCTGAAATCAATGATAACGAGAATAAGTTAACCATTACCTATAAAGATTTTAACGAAGGCAGCTTAATAAGCGAGTACCTGGATTGCCTTGCAAAAATAGCAAATATCAATATCGAAAGGGCGTGATCATTTGAAGCCGGAAGATATTATCAAGTCTTACAATGCCGAAGGCAGCATTAAAAAAGTCGCTGCACTGTTCCGCATTTCAGAGCAGAAAGTAAGGAAGGTTCTCATTGATGCCGGAGCATACGAAAGCGATATGTCCATACAGGTCAATGATTTGCATGAGCAAGGTTACAGCGTGGAGAACATAGCTGAAAAATTACGTGTAAGCAAGAGCACTGTTTCAGCATATCTGCCGTACACTAAAGGCGTGTATCTTGGCGAAAATCCTTCCAGTAATGCGCTTAAAATAAGAAAGTGCAGAGCTAAAAATGGATAAGCCTTTAAACGAGCTTCTAAATAAATATATAGAAGCTTATAGCAAAGGCGAAGATAGCCTAAGAGCGTTTTGGGAGTATGTTATAAGCATAGGAGCTTATGAACAGATGCGCCAGCTTGCTGTATACCAGGATGTTATTCTTAGCTACAAGAAAGACCAGGCAAAGCCTTCCTGCAATGGTTACTGCGAAAAAGTCTACACAGCCGAAGATGCAGAGTTCGCCAGGATACAAATAGAGCACCTTTTAAAATCATGTCAGTAAGGTGTCATTTACAAGGCAATTAAAGGAATGATATAATTAAGATGCAACAGTTGGATGATAAATCCTTCTCCTAAAAATATGTTGTGTACTCAAAAAGCCGTCTACATTAGCAGACGGCTTTTTAATGCAAAAAAAACCTAAAAACATCCTCCTGGTCAAAAAAACATTTGACAATAGTTTTAGTTATGTTATAGTATAGTCATAGGGGATAACAAAAAACCCTAAATAAGCAGGCAAGTTGCAGAAAGGAGAACGAAATGGACGAAATGAATAGCAACGAACTTTTAGTAAAGGAAGCAAAAAGGGTTCAACTTTTAGAGGACATCAGAATTTTGGAACACTCCAAAAACCTCGAAGAAGCTCTTAAAAAACTAGAAGCCTTGCTCAATAAATAAGCAAAGCTTCAGTCCGAAAAGTGAATCAGGGTGGTACTTGCCGCCATCCTAAATCACTTGAATTATAGCAGAAAAATTTAGAAAAGGCAAGAACATTCATTATGGCAGAGTGTATATTTTAGAGAGCAGTGCATTTATAGCATTGCTCTTTTTTTATGTAAAGGGGTTGAGAGTAGTGGTGTATCTTGTTGTTGTCGCTCACCCGGATGATGAAGTTCTTGGTGCTGGTGCTACAATATGCAAACTTGTAGAAGAAGGTCATATTGTAGATGTATGCATTTTATGTAGCAAGGCAGAAGCAAGAGCAAATAGACCGGATGATAATGAAATGCAGGAAGATTTGTTCGCTTCTATGAATATGCTTGGAGTGCATGATGTTTATCTTGGTAATTTTGTAGATAGCCAGCTTAACATGTCAGCACATTTAAAGATAGTTCAATTTATTGAAGAAGCCTTGAAAAGAAGCAGTGCTACCAGGGTAATTACTCACCATCCTAGCGATTTGAACAATGATCATCAAATTACATCGTTATGTTGCCAGGAAGCTGCCAGATTGTCCATGCGCATGACTGCCAATGTTCCGCATATTGAGCTTATTGCGTTTATGGAAGTGCCTTCTTCGACTGATTGGATGCTTAATCATAGTATAGAAGCTTTTCTTCCTAACACATTCATAGAAGTAGGGGAAAAACTGATTCTAAAGAAAATAGAAGCTTTAGGTAAGTATAAAAATGTTATGCGTCCATTTCCTCATCCGAGGAGCGCACATGTCCTTGAAGGGCTTGCTGCATATCGTGGAGGTCAGTCTGGATGCAATTATGCAGAAGCTTTTCAAGTAGTATTTAGGAGAGAATTATAATGAAAAAAATCGAATTATGCAAAATGAGAGCTGGAGATATAAAAACAGAATTTGGTAATCCCAGGAAGATTTCAAAGGGTAAACTTCAGGATTTAGAAAAAAGTCTTGAAAACTATGGAGATTTTGGGATTTTTCTTATTGATGAACAAGACAATGTTATTTCCGGAAACCAAAGGTTAAAAGCAATTTTGGCTAAATTCGGTCCTGATACAATTCTTGATTGTAAAAGGTTAATAGGCTATACAAAGGCAGAACTTAGAGCAATAAATGTTAAGTGTAACGTGCATAATGGTGAATGGGATCTGGATATGCTTGCTGATTGGAGCATAGATGCTGCCGATATTGATTTAAGCAAGCTTGAAGATGAAGAAGACCCAGGGAAACGTGAGATACCGGAAATGGAGCTTATTCATTACGAAAAGTACGATTATGTTATGATTTGCTGCAACAGTGAGCTTGATTACAACGACCTCGTAAGAAAGTTGGGCATTGAAGGGAAAAAAGTTAGTGTATCAAAGAGAAAAATTAATGCACGTGCAATTTGGTATCATCAGATGAAAGCAGTTATTGTTCCTGAAGAAGAATACGAAAGGCTGAAGGAGCTTGCATATGGAAAAGGTAATTAAAGTTTTTTCAGGGCACCAACCAAATTTCCTGCCGTATATGGGTTTCTTCTATAAAATGCTGAAATCGGATGTTTTTGTACTTGACGATGATGTGCAGTATTCTAATGATGCATTTCACAATATGAATTTTCTAAAGCTGAACGGAGCAAAATGTAAAATCATAGTTCCGGTAAGTTATTCATATGGTGATGCTATTAACAAGGTTAAAATAGCTTATGTTAAGAATTGGGACAAGAAACTGCTCAAAAGCATTAGAATGAACTATGCTAGAGCGGAATATGTTGATGTTGGCTATGAATTGATTGAGAGGCATTTAAATAAACGATATGAATATCTTGCAGATATGAATATTGCTTTGCTTAAAGAGATAGCTGAAAGGTTTGGTATAAGCACAAAACTGCTAATAGCAAGTATAGATGTTCCTACAGAATTGAAAAATAATCAGCGCAATATATACCAATGTTTAAAGCTTGGTTGTGATGTTTATTATTCCGGCATAGGCGGTAAGGCCTATAATGATGAAATCAGATACAATGAAAATGGCATAGAAATAATTTATAGCGATTATAGTCCTTCTGTTTATAAGCAGATTGGTAAATGTTTTATTGAAAATCTGTCAGTGCTTGATTACATATGCAACAATGGTTTTAACTTGCCGGAAGGGTGGCATAAAAATGGATAGAAGCATTTTAGGAATTTATGTTCCAAGTTACAATAGAGCAGATACTACGAATACCTTCAAATGGCTCGAAAGATGCACTTATGTAGTAAGAAAATCTCAAGAAGAACAGTATAGAGCAAGAGGAATTGAAAGTATTTGGGCTGTAGAAGATAGCGAAATAGATAATCTTTGCAAGGTAAGCAATTATATTGTCGAGCATTCTCCTGAAAACATCATCTTCACAATAGATGATGATGTTGATGGCTTTGTTTATCGCCTGGAAGATATGGAGCCTATAACAGACAAGGAAGTCATTATGGCTGAGATTGAACGAATTGCTCAAATCATGCTTGATCTAAATATAGGATTTGGTGCAGAAGATGCATCGATAGCCCCATGGAACTATGATGCTGAATTCTGCTTCAAAGGTACAACGGGAGCAATGCGATGGTTTAACAAGAATGCTTATAAGTCGAGATTTAGGGAAGAAGTTTATCATAACTGTGATTTGGATGTAATGCTGCATGAACTTCTAGTAAACAGAATTACTTTAAAGCCAAAGTATTTTATGGTAAAGGCAGGAACAGATACTAACAAAGGCGGCAATTCCTCCAAAACCAGGCAAGCGCAGATTGATTGTGTACAGGAGATGAAATTGAGGTGGGGAAAATATTTCGACTACAATTTCAATAACAACAAGCCTAGAATTAATGTAAAAAGATGATTAACTTGTAGTATGTAATTAAATATTCATAAACTTGACATTAGAATGGTATATGTTACGATATAGTAAAGAGTATAACAGGGAGGTTGGGTAACATGAATTATTTAGTTACTAACAATGGCTACAACATGTTTGATATGATGAGCATGATGCAAAAAGCTATCAGGCGTGGAATTTTTGAGTATGCTGGTTTCGCAGCTAATGAGCTTCAGGACAAATTTCGTTCTGCAATGTGGAACAGAATATTGGTTATTTCTTCAGAAGATTGCTATGGTGTAATAACTAAGGAGCTTGTCGAGCTTAGAAAAAGAGACGAGCGAGAAAAAGACAGTAAGTTGATAAGTGCAGCTATTGCATTATTGTGTAAGTCTTTGAAGAGCAGAGATGCCTGCTATTTTGCATGTAATTTCATTTTGGCTTCAAGAAATCCCAGGAAAATAAAAGTAAAAGAAGATGAAGTATCTTCGCTTTATAAAAGACTGAATGCTAATGAAAAGCCTGTAGAGTTTGACTTGTTTGGCTTTGCTCAAGGAAATGATGATTATTTGGATGCAGAAATAAGCGAAAAATTTTCTCGAGGCGTTGAATTGCAAAAAGCTATTAAGCATATTGATATGGATATGATAGGCTATACGATTGATTTACTCAGAAGAACAGACAGAGCTTTTTTGTGGAAAGTTATGTTAGATTATGCAAAAGAACAAGCATCTGTGATTTATGAAGAAATCTACAGTCTTAAAATTGCCGATGATTATGTGAATGCCAGGAAGCCTAATCTACAGAAAGACGAAATATTTATCAGCAAAGCTGCAATACTTTTGTGCTATTGTGAGGATGAGGAATTTTTGGAACTTGCTTCAAGCGATATCGTTTGCCTTGCTAAAAAAATTGATTGGAATAATATAAGGATAAAAGATGTAAAGACTTGTGTATTAGAAAATGGTGAGATTCCTATATGGGTTTTTGATTGCCATACCATTAAGGGCAAGAAAATGGGGAAAACCGATTGGGATATGACCACTGATGAGCAAGCTGCACTGTTTCCTTTGAGAACGGCTTACTTTGATGAAGCAAGTTGGATTTACACCTATGAGCAGGATTTTGATAAAGGTGATATTTCTGAAAAAGGGATACAGCCTATAAGAGAATATGCAAAAACTCATCCTGCAAATCCTGTTGAATTTATACCATATGAGTAAATAAAGATTTTATGTCAGCCTGTCGCTTTTTGCGGCAGGCTTTTTAGTTAGAGGTGGTGATATGGCTGGAAGAAAAGAGAATCTAAAACCGATTACAACCGTGGAGCAAGCGAGAGAAATGGGTAGGAGGGGCGGTATAAAGTCTGCTGAAGTTAAAAGAAAAAAGAAAAGTATGATGGAAACTGCTAAAATGCTTATGTCGATGCAGACGGAGAATAAGTCTATAAAACAGAACCTTGAATCTTTGGGAGTAAAAGATAAGGATGATCAAACCTATCAGACAGCAATCATAGCTAGAATGATTCAAAAGGCATTAGTTGATGGTGACACCAACGCTGCAAAGTTTTTGGCTGAAATAACCGGGGAAGTAGGGAATAAAGGATTTCTCAATCTTGCTGACGACCCGGAAGCTAATGAAACCATTGATATGTATAAGAGCGTCTATATTCCTAACAATGGGCGTAATGGATATGAAACTGATTATTTAACTCCGCAGCCTGGACCGCAGACGATGTTTATGTGTTCGCCTGCGGATATTGTTATTTATGGCGGAGCTGCTGGCGGAGGGAAAACGTTTGCATTGTTAATGGAAGGTTTAAGACATAAGAATGTTGTTGGATTTAGTGGAGTTATTTTCCGCAAAAATTATACTCAAATTACAGCTTCAGGTGGTTTGTGGGATGCTGCTCAAAAGATTTATGGACTTGTACAGGGAGCTAACGCCAAAAAGACACCTAAACTACATTGGTATTTCACACCTAGTAATGCAAGGATAAATTTTGCTCATCTTGAAAGAGATGAAGATTTAATGAGCTGGCAAGGTACAGAAATCTGCTATCTTGCTTTTGACGAGCTGACGCATTTTAGCCGACACCAATTTTTGTATATGCTTTCTCGTAACCGTTCAACGTGCGGTATTCGTCCTTATGTAAGAGCGACGTGCAACCCGGACAGCGATAGTTGGGTAGCTGATTTTATTTCTTGGTGGATAAATCAAGATACAGGCTATCCAATCTACGAGCGCAGCGGTGTTGTGCGTTATATGTGCGTCCTGAATGATATGATTTATTGGGGAAGTAATCCGCATGAACTCGCAAAGGAACACGGCGTAAATGTCGAAGAATGCAAGTCGGTTACGTTTATAGCATCTAAACTGACAGACAACAAGGTTTTAATGGCTAAAGACCCGTCGTACATGGCTAACCTTAAAGCGTTGGCAGAAATTGACAAAGAACGTCTTTTATATGGCAACTGGAAAATTCGTCCTGCTGCTGGCATGTACTTTAAAACAGAAAACTTCACCTTCGTTGATGCTATACCGAAAAATATCGTTGCTTATGCACGTTCCTGGGACTTAGCGGCAACAGAACCCACGCCGCTCAATCCAGACCCCGACGCAACAGCAGGTGTGTTAATGGGACTGCTTGACGATGGCAGAGTAATCGTCCTTGATGTAAAGCGCAAGCAGATAAAGGCAAATGACGCTAGGAATCTTCTGCGTAACATGGCAGCAATAGACCAGGGCAAATACAAATTTGTACAAATCACGATACCGCAAGACCCAGGACAGGCAGGCAAGGCGCAAGCTCAAAGTCTTGTATCAATGCTTGCAGGTTACTCGGTGGAGATTGTATCGCCGACAGGCAGCAAAGAGGTTCGTGCTACTCCATTTGCTTCACAGGTGCAAGCAGGAAACGTCCTTATCCTTAAAGGTGAATGGAATGATATGTATCTGTCAGAACTTGAATCGTTCCCGGAAAGCAAGCATGATGATATGGTGGATGCGTCAAGTGATGCGTTTAACAAGCTCATGAATTCACGCAGCTGGGGCGGCTTAACGAGCTAGGAGGAATAATGGTAAAAAGAAAAGATAATTCAATTCGTGCAGACAGCGGATTTAAAGATGCTTTTATTGCACGTAAAGCTCGCAATTATGAAGGTCTGTTAAATGAGCGAAAACTCACAGACCAGGCTTTAGCTACAATGTACAGAAATGCTCTTGTGCGTAGAATTGTTACAATGGCTGCCGATGATGCTATGAAGAATTTTATAGAAATCGAAGGCGATTCTGACGATTGTATCTTGCAGGAGCTTGAAACGCTGTTTGTGCAGGAAAAGCTTACAGAGGCTTTATATTGGGACAGACTGTTCGGTATGTCTTGTGCTCTTATCCTTGCTGACGATGGGCAGGAATTAAGCGAGCCTATTAATATCAACCGTTTACGCAGGATTAACGGATTAGAAGTTTTTGACAAGCGAGATATTTACCCGGACACCACCTCAATTTATCTTGATACTGATATTCGAGATGCAAATTTTGGCAAGCCGGAGTTTTACATGATTTCGCCACCGAACGGAAATCAGTTTAAGGTGCACAGAAGCAGATTGCTGATTTTTGACGGCGAGATGCTGCCGAAGATAGAGCGCATTGCTAATAATGGTGCTGGCTTATCCTGCCTGGATGGCGTTCCGGCTGCGCTAAACCGTGTAAAAACTGCAATGAATAAAACAATCGACATAATGGACAAGGTTAGCACGTCGCTGTTAAAACTTGAAGGTTTAAGCAATTTGCTGTCAAGAGAGGACGGCACGCAAGCTGTTATTCGGCGGTTAGAACTGATAGACTACTCACGCAGAATTAATGGCAGTGTAGCCGTTGACAAGGAAGATGAATACGGCATTTTCAACATTCCGCTCACAGGCTTGACTGATATTATTCAAGAGTTTGAGCAGGCTTTATGTGCTGTTACCGGGTATCCTTTTACTGTTTTGTTTGGGCGTTCTCCGGCTGGCATGAACAGCACAGGCAAGAGCGACTTGCAGATTTACTACGATACCGTCAGGCGTATTCAACGCAGGAAAATCCGTCCAGCGTTAGAGTATCTTGTAAGACTTATCCAGCTTGCGAAAGAAGGGCCGACCAATGGCAAAGAGCTTGAAAAGTGGAGCATTAAGTTTAAGGCCATTGAACCGCTGAATGATCTGGAGCAAGCCAACGTTGACAAGACACAGGCGGAAGTAAGAGCTGCCGTTGTTAAGCTTGTTTTTGACCTGGTTGATAATCAACTGTTAGATGCAACGCAAGCACGCCAATACCTCAAAGAGCGTGGCGATATTCCAGTTACAGAAAGTGAGCTGGATTTAGATGATGAAGAAACAGAAGAAATCGATACGTTACCTTAAAGTAAAGAAGCGTCCAAAATATCCAAAGAATTTTGAGCGTGATTATTATCGCGTCCTCAGAGCCGTTGTAAGACGTTTAAAAAGTGCCACGAATAACAATATACCTATGCTGACATATTCGTTGCGCCAGGATGATGACAGCACTGTTACAGATGCTTTCGTTCAGGTAATACTTGCCGAGCTTTTAAAGAGTATGACTGTTGAGGAAGCTATAAGCGAATTAGAGCTTATTCTTGCTGGCGTGTCTAGCGTTGTCGATGCTAATGTTATCAGTGCTTTCGCAGAAGCAGTCAGCGTTGATGTGTTTTTAAATGATTCAGCCTTACTTGATACAGTAAAAGCAGAATGGAAAGCGCAGCAAGGCAGGCTTGTTGATAGCATAGTCAATACCTACATTGAAAAGCTACAAATCATTGTTAGCAATGCTGTTCAGCGTGGCACTGCCATGAGCGAAGTTGAAGAAGAAATCAAGGTACTGCTCAACACTACCGACAAACGAGCCAAATTTATCGCAAGGAATGAGGTAGGCAATCTGAACGGCATTATAACAATGCGTAGGCAGGTTGATTGCGGTATAAGCGTGTATCAATGGTCATCGTCACATGATGAACGTGTAAGACCTTCTCATGCTGAGATGGATGGGAAATACTTCTATTGGAACAGCGACAAGGTTGGTGAAATTAACGGCATAAAGGTTTATCCTTCTCCGAAATATCATCCGTGCATGGATTATAACTGCCGTTGTGTAGCATTACCTGTTATTGACCTGGAACAATGGAACATGACAACAGCAGTTCCAATGGGTAGGGTGAATGTAAAGAAAAGTAAAGAATTAAGTTAGAAGGCATATGTAATTTGTCGCATATGCTTTTTATATACCCAAAAATAAGGAGGTGAATTTTTTGGGAAGTGTACAACGATATGAACGCATTGATTCATGGATGTTTGTTAGCGGTGCAGTTACTGACGCTGACGGCTTCTTGCGTGATTCTCCAATCGTGGCACGTACTGGCATCTATATCTACCAACAGCCAGACGGGACTATTAGACGAGAGTACAGACCGCCGGAGGAAGTGTTCGACGCTGACAGTGAAGCAAGCTTTGTCGGAAAGCCTATTGTGGTAGGACATCCTGCCAGCGGCATTGTAAACAGTGATACCGCACAAGATTTAGCCATTGGCACGATTTTGTCCAGCGGTTATCCGAAGGACGAAACAAACATTGCCTGTGACATTGTTATCCATAATCCCTCTGCTATCGGCGAAAAGCGTGGCTTGTCTTTAGGCTACAGAGTAGATATTGAAGAAACGCCAGGCACTACACCGGACGGACAGCAATATGATGCTATCCAACGCAACATTCGTATCAATCATTTAGCCGTTGTTGATAGGGCACGTGCCGGAGCAAAAGCACGGCTTAATCTTGACGGTGACGAAATTATCGAAGGAGTAGAAACGAAAATGAAAATTAAAATTGATTCTGTTGATTTTGAAGTTGACGAAAAAATTGCCAACTACGTCAACTCTTTGCAAAGCAAAGAAGAAAACGCTCGTGTAAAGCTTGATACTGCTAACACTGAGCTTAAAACTGTAAAAGAACAAAATACCGCTCTTAAAGCTGATGCTGACGCTTTAAAAGCTAAAGCTGATGCAATGACCGCAGAGCGTGATGCTTTGAAAGCTAAAGTTGATGCTGCTGACGCTGAAAAAGAGAAAGCTGTAAAAGAGGCTGTTGAAGCTGTAAAGGCTGATATGCAGGAACGTGCGGAGCTGGAAGAAACCGCTAAAATTGCTAAGGTTGAAAAAACCGATGGCTTGACCAACGCTGAGTTAAAAGAAGGCATTGTTAAAGCTGCATTTGGTGAAAGCTTTAAGCTTGACGGTGTATCCGAAGCTTATATTAACGGAGCATATTCCGCTGCGAAAGAGATGCTTCGCAATGATAACGCAAAAAATCAAGCCGTAAAAGCTAAAGGCGGTGCTGAAAAGCAAGAAACTAAGAATGATTCTGCTAACGATGCACGTAGACGCATGATTGCACGTATGCGTGGCGAAGAATAAAGAAAGAGGTGAATACAATGGCAATTACTAATTATGCATTAACCATGGACAAAGCTTTTGCAGGTGCACTGTATGATTTGTCCTCTCATACTGTAGATTCCTTTGCTGTTGAAGAAGCTGATGGTATTGGTGCTGCTTGCGCCGTTATCCGTGGTACTGACGCAGAACATCAGGTGAAATCTCCGTCCGCATCTGGTGACGGTGCGAAAGTTATCGGCGTTACTCTGCATACTCATATTGAGCCGCCTGAAGCTGGCAAAAAATATTATCCGCAGAATTACACTGTACCTGTCGTAACTAAAGGTCGTGTATGGGTAACTACCGGAGGTGCGGTTAACGCAGGTGACGAAGCTCATCTGAAGCTTGCTGACGGCACTTTTGTTAAAGATACTGTTGCTGCTGGCACCATTGAAGCTCTTGGCTGCGGTGCTAAATTTATTACTTCCTGTGATAAAGCAGGCTTGGCAGTTATTGAAATTGGTTAATTAGAAAAGAAGAGGTGAAATAGTAATGACTCAAATGCACTATGATGAATTAGACCTGAATGTTATTGAGCGTTGCGACGGCTTGCGTAAAGACGCAGGCGATACTATTTTTGTCGCAAAAGAACTCGAAGCTGTAAAGGCAAAAACCTACGACCAGAAATTCGCTAATCTTAATGCGCTGAAACTGTTTGATATGTCCTCTGACGTTGACCCCGGCGCTGATACTATCAGCTATCAGTCCTTGGGTTCTGTCGGTATGGCAAAGACTATCGCCAACTATGCAACCGACTTTACTCGTGTAGATGTACTGGCTGAAGAACACATTGCTAAAGTTATTGCTGGCGGTGCAGCATATGGCTACACCATGCAGGACTTGCGCCGTGCTGCTATGGCAAGAAAACCGCTAACTGCTCGCAAGGCTATTGCTGTTCGCCGTGCTCTCGACGAATATATTAACCGCATTGCTTTTCATGGTGATGCTAAATATGGTGTTGTTGGTATCCTGGACAATCCGAACATTGGTAACTATACCGTTCCCGGTGACGGCTCCGGTTCTTCTACTAAATTCAAAGATAAAACCGCTGTTCAGATTCTGCGTGATATGAACGGCATTATTAATTCTGTTAGCAAGCAGACTAATGACGTAGAAAATCCTAATACCTTGGTACTGCCGCCGGATCAATACAACTACATTGCTTCCACACCTTATTCTGATGTAGTCGCAGATTCTATTCTGTCTGTGTTTAAACGCAATAACCCGGATGTAACTGTATTGAAAGCCAATGAGCTGGCTGGCGCAGGTGTAGGCGGCTTGGATATGATGATTGCATACGTTAAGGACGCAGACCATCAAACCTTGGAAGTTCCGCTGCCGTTCACTCAGCACACTATTCAGCAAAAAGGCTTGGAATTTGAAGTTCCTTGCGAGGTTCGTACCGCTGGCGTGTTGATTTACTATCCGCTGTCCATGAACAAGGCTTCTGGCATCTAATCTGACTATATACTGCCCTTTCGCATGAGAGGGCATTTTCTTTTTTAGGAGGAAAGTGAATGAAAGTTAAAAACATCTCTAAAGCTGTAATTAATATCGACGGTAAATATATCATGCCTGATCAGTGCGGCATCGTTGGTGATGAATGGGGCGAAAACATTATTGTAAAAGCCTACATCAAAGAACAAATGATTACTGTTGAGAAAGGCAATGCTAAAGAAGCAAATGTTGATGATATGGCAGCAGACCTTGCAGGACTGTCCGCTGAATCCAGCAAGCGTTCTTTGACTGCTTTCGCTAAGAAATACAATATTAATGTAGAGGGCGCAGAAACCGCAGAAGATATTTATTCCGTTATTTTTGCTTTTGTAAACATGGCAAAGAAAAATGTTAACGGAAACTAAAGATAAAATAAAGCAAGCTTTTTCTGTTATCTGCCCCGAACTGATTCTTACTGATGAAGAATTAGAAGTCTACATTAATCTTGTTTCGCCTATGTTGTCAGAAAGTGTTTTTGGCAATATGTATATAACAGCATTCGTTTATCTTATGGCGCATCACGTTGTCCTGCGTCAGCTTATTGCGCAGTATGGAGAAAACGGTTCATCTGATGTTGGTATCACAGGCTCTGTAACGTCTGAAAAAGAAGGTGACTTGCAACGTTCATATGGTGACAAGTCAGCTTCTTTTGATATGCTGGACAAGACGTACTATGGCATTGAATTTAAACGTCTGCGCTCTATGTGCGTTGTTCCGATAGTAACAAGATTGGATAATGCGTTATGAGTAGAGTAGAGGATAAAGATTTAGGTTTAAATCGTATCATACGAACGCTAAATAAAGACCTTGACGGCGTTGTGGTTAAGGTTGGTGTACAAGCTAAAGACAAAGCTGTACGGCGAGGGAAAGGCGGAAGCATTCGCAACACTGACCAGCCGTTGGCTGTTATTGCAGCGATACATGAATTTGGACTGGACGATATGCCCCAACGCTCTTTCCTGCGTTCTGCGTATGATGAAAATTTGCCTATGATTGACAAAATGATTCAGCGTGTTGCCAATGGTGCTGTATTTGGACTAGGAACAAACGCTGCTCTTAATCAGTTAGGCAATGTTGTACAAGGTATGGTTCAAAGAAAAATCGTCGACGGACCGTTTGTCCCGAACTCTCCTGCTACAATAAAGCGCAAGAAAAGTTCTAAACCATTAATTGATACCGGGCATCTGCGACAATCAATTCGCTATGTCATTGAAAGAAAAGGTGCTAATCATGAGTAGTTTTAGAAAGCTGATAACTGTCCTGCGTTACAACGGCAGTCCTGAACTGCTTGCCAACGGAACCTATATGTATCCTACACCACAAGAGTTTAAAGTGTTAGCCAGTGTGCAGCCGCTTAAAGCTAATGAAATGATGTTACTTCCTGAAGGTAGCAGAACTGCTAGAGCGGTAAAAGTATATACCGACAAGGAATTTTATGTTGATGACCAACGAACAAATACAATGGCTGACCGCTTTAAATGGCGTGGAAAGCTTTTTGAAGTGGTTGCCAGCGATATTTTTCAAAGTGATGTTATTAACCATTACCGTGCATATGCAGTAGAGGTGAGCGAATTTTGAAAGAAGCTAATACTCGTACTGACGTACTGAATTTTTTTATTTCGGTATTACAAAAAATATATTATCCGATTCCGATTCGCAGAGCAAAAATGAAACCTCCGGCTGTAAATGAATTAAACATCGTAGTTGATCTTCTGGCTGAACGCAGTATAGGGAACGAGGTTGTTTTTTTATCTGAAACAGCACAGTACAGCAATGCTGGTATCATTGAAGCGACGTTAAACATACAAGCTATCGGCGATGGTGCTGTTGAACTTCTGTCGAAGCTTAAACTTTATCTCGAAATGCCGGATATGATTAACTTGTATGATTCTGCAAATGTGGCTATAAACAGTGTTGAGCAAGTGCAAGACATTACAACTTCATTGGATGGCAGGACGTGGCAGGAACGAGCGTCGGTTGATTTGACTGTTTCGTACTGCCGTGAGCTGCTTAGTCAGGGTGCAGAATGGTTCAACAAATTAGAAATAAACGGCACTACGAATAACGGCAAGGATAACAACGAACATCCTGCTGACGGCGATACGATTGTAAAAGTTGAAATCATGGGAGATTTAGAAAATTAAGGAGATGAAAATATGGCAAATATCGACAGATTAGTCAATGTGCAGATTGCTTTGAATACTACAGGTATTTCATCCAATGGCTTTAATACACTGATGATTGTATCTGCACATGAGCACGCTGCTCCGGCGTATGTATTGACCATTACGGACGCTGACCAGCTTTTAGATTTAGGCTGGAACGCTGAGGATGCTGTGTATAAAGCTGCATTACAGGCTTTTAGCCAGATTCCGCATTATGAGAAAGTTAAAATCGGCAGAATGAATTCTGATAGCTCCGCTGCTGATAATATGAATAAGATTTGCGCTGTTGACAATGATTGGTATGGCTTGTGCTATGTTGACCGCACATCTGTAAAAATCATGGAAATGGCAGAATGGGTTGAAGCTCATACAAAGCTGTATGGTACGTCTGTTGCAGAATCTGATGCGTTGCAAGCTGGCGTTGCAACAGATACAGGCAGCAAACTGAAAGCGAAAAATTATTATCGCACTTTTATTTTTTATCATAAGGAAGCAGAAAAGGAATTTCCTGAAGCTGCTGTAATGTCCAGATGCTTTACTGTATATCCCGGTGGTGAAACCTGGGCGAACAAGAAACTTTCCGGCATCTCAAATGATGATTTAACCGAAACGGAATATCTTGCATTGACTGCCAAAAACTACAATACCTTTGAAAACTTCTCGGAGAATGTTAGCATTACTCAAAACGGCAAGACTTGCGCTGGTGAATGGATTGACGTTATCCGTTTCCGTGACTGGCTCGTTGAAACTATTAAAACAGAAGAATTTGCAATGCTCATTAATCGTGAGAAATTGCCGTACACTGATGCTGGCATTGCGCTTGTCGAAGGTGTGCTGAATAAAGTTCTGAAGCTTGGTCAAGACCGTGGCGGTATCGCTCCGACTGAATACGATGATGATGGCAACAGAAATCTTGGCTACACTATTACAGTTCCTAAAGCTGCTAATATTAGCGCAAATAAGAAAGTACAAAGAGTTCTTGACGATGTGAAGTTTACCGCTCGTCTTGCAGGTGCTATCCATGCGGTTAACATTAATGGTTCTTTAACCTATGAGAACCTTATTCAGAAAGCTTAAAGGAGGGCAATTAAATGGCAAGAGTAAAGACATACGACCCGAAGAAAGTTAAGGTGCTGTTCGGCTCGCTTATCTTGACTGGCGTTGATGAAGGCACTTTTATTAATGTTGAAACGCAAGGTGACGGAATTTCCGCTATTGTCGGCTGTGACCAGGAAATTGTCCGCAGTATTGACCCGTCCTCTGTCTTAAAGCAAGTTACTGTTACTCTGTTGCAGTCCAGCTCCAGCAATGCAGCGTTAAGCTTGATTCAAGATGCAGACAATCAAAATGGTGCAGGCTTGTTGCCGTTGGTTATTAAGGATTTAAGCGGTGACAGCGTTATGGTTAGCGATCAGGCATGGATTGTTAAGAAGCCTAACTTTCAGCGTGGCAAATCTGCTTCTGACGGAAAATGTGAATGGGTATTCATGGCTGTTGTTCCCGACGAAGCATTTTTAGTTGGCGGTCATAGCTAAGGAGTAGAAAATGAGACAGGCAAAATTTGAAGTAAAGAACAGGAAAATCGGTGCGAATACCTTTTATGTTCGTGCTTTTCCTCCGTTGCAAGGCTTGAAACTGTATGGTGACTTACAGAAAGCTATTACTGCTGCTTTAAAAGGCGGTTTAACATCTAACGGTGAAACGGAAAATATGAAAGAAGCATTATTAGGTGCTCAAATCAATATCGGTGCCATTCTTGCGCAGTTGGGCGAAAGCTTTAATGGCGAAGTGCTGGCACAGTTCTCTGAACGTCTGCTTGATGCTGAATACATCAGTGTTAAGATTAAGGGCGAAGAAGAAGCTGTTATGCTGACAGAAGATGTTATCAATGAGCTTTTTACTGGTAAGCTTGTTGAACTGCTTAAGCTTGAAAAATTTATTATTGAGGTAAATTTCGGAGATTTTTTCGCTTTAATTCCCAACCTCTCTGGAGTCCGCGAGATGTTGGTGAGCAAGTAGAAATTCCCGGCACCTTATCGCCAACACTAACCGCTGAATCTTTTATTTGGCGGCCAGTGTTGGCTAAGGTAGTTACTGTTACAGAAATAAAAGAAGGTACTGTTACATTAAGCGACTTATGCAAAATAAACGCTCTGCTTGATATGCAGAGTGATGTACAAAGATATTATCTTGACCACCCTAAAAAGAAAGGAGCTGATGCGCCGTGGACGTAAGAAGTTTAGCTATTGCGATTGGCTTCAAAGTAAATAACTCGAATGTTAAGCAAGTAGAGCAGACAACCAAAAAAGTTAAAACAGGACTTGAACGTGTTGGCGATTCTGCTGATAAAGCTGGCAATAAAGTAGATAGTTTATTTTCAAAGTTAAGCGGTCTGGCTATGTTCGCTGGCGTTTCACTAACTCTTGGAAGCATCGTTAAAACGATTGACGAATGGAAGGTTATTGAAGGTCAGGTAAACAACGTAACCAAAAGCCAGCAGGAATCAAAAGCTGTTCAAAAAGAGATTTACAATATTGCAAGCCGTACTCGTCAGCAATATAAGTCTACGGCTGAGCTTTATACATCTGTTGCACGTAATGCGCAGGAGTTGAAGAAAAGCACTAAAGACATTTTGCTGTTTACCGAAGATGTTTCAAACGCAATGTTGCTGGGTGGCGGTGATGCTTCATCTCAGCAAGCTGCGTTGGTACAGTTAGGTCAGGCTTTGGGTTCCGGTACGTTGCGTGGTGATGAATTAAACTCCATTATGGAGCAAGCACCCAGACTTGCAAAAGCTATTGCCGAAGGCATGGGCACTACAATCGGACAGTTAAGACAGATGGGCAGCGAAGGCAAATTAACTGCACAAGATGTTTTTAATGCTATTCGTGGGCAATCTGACCGTTTAAAAATGGAGTTAGGTAAAATGCCTTGGACTGTTGGACAGGCAACCAACAAAATGCAAAATGCGATTGGAAAATTTTTTAAGGAATTTGAGGATAAGACGGGCATTATTGACGGCATAGCGAAACGCATGGCAAAATTTGCGGACTACATCGAAAATATTAATCTTGATAACTTTATTTCCGGTCTGCAAATTGCAGCGATTTATGCAGGCATTCTTTTCGGCATGGCAAAATGGAGCAGTTTTGTAATGATGATTGGAACTGCCGTGAAGTGGATTGTCGCTATGAGAGATGCTTTAATCTTGGCAACCGGGGCGCAAATAGCATTTAACAGTCAGACACGAAGGGGAGCGGCTATGCAAATGCTTTTAATGGGTAAATTCCTTTTGATTGCAGCTGCGATTGCTCTTGTTGTTTTGCTTATACAGGATTTTTACAAGTGGGTGACTGACCCGAAGGCAGATACAATGATGAAACGCTGGTTTGGAGATTTTGAGCCTATAAAAAATAAATTTATCGACTTTAAAGATAGCGTTATTCAATGGTTCAGCGATATTGGAACAGCTATCGCTTTTGTGCCTAAACTTATCTATGAGCTGTTTAAATTGGCATTCGAAGGTATTTGGAATTTAACTTCTTGGTTATGGGAAGGAATAGGCAATGCTTTTGTTTCCGGTCTTGCTGCGATAGGCTATGTTATCGCCGGAGTTATTATGCTGTTTGTTAACGCTTTCAGGTTTATGCAAGACAGTTTGACAGTATTGGCGACATTTTTTGCCGATACCATAAATTCGGGATGGCAGCTAATAACTGGCTTTTTTGACAACATGATTAAGTGGGTGAAAGACGCTATTAAGTGGGTTGACCAATTAATCAGCAAGTTAAACATCATGCAAGGCGTAAAAGATTTTGTGAACAATAATATCATTAATCCTATTTCAGATTTTGGCAGCACTGCCGTAAACCGCTTGTTAGGTAATCCGACTACCACGAACACTTCTTCTAACATTTCCAATAGCGGCAATACGACGAATTACATTCAAGTTACAACTGCCAGCACTTCCCCGGAAGCTACAGCAACTGCGGTAGGCAATGTTGTTAGTCGCAATAACGGCTGGCCAGTTGCTAACTACTTTCCTTCAACCGAGGTAATTTAATATGCTTGCAGATATTTTAGGTTACAACATTAAAAATCCTACGCAAGTTGGTTCTTTAAAGGTTGATATAGTAAAATCTTTTGAATACACCTATGATCAGGACGTAACAGGACACCCGGTAGAAACAGGCTTTGAAATTGCTGACCATATTGTCAACAAGCCTTTAAAGTTGACAATGACTGTCGGCATTTCGTCTACTCCGGTAACGTGGTTCTATAAGAATGGGTGGGGAGAAAAGAAATTTGCTAACGGTCTACAGCTTTTAGAGGAAATCAGAGATAAGAAAGAGCCTGTAACAATCATTCGTCCTGAAAAGAAGTATGACAACATGGTTATGACATCTTGCCGGGTGAGCAAGCCGGATTCGTCAAAAAGCATTATTTATGTTGACTTATCTTTTCAGCAGATTGTTAAGGTAACAACGCAGACAACAACGATACCGGAGAATGTCGTTACTGCATCGCAAGAGGAAAATGCAGGAGAAACTGTAGCAAACGCAGGCGCAGCAAAAACATCTTCTGTTGACGTTGGTGGAGGTTCTGCTAACATTCCTGACAGTAATGTTTCTGGTGGTATTAGTGATTCTCTAGGAAGCGAAACCTCAACAAATAAAAGCTGGCTTGCTGGAGGAGTAGATAATATTAAAAGCGGATTAGGCTTGCTGTTTTAGGAGGTAACATGATTACGATTAATTTTGCTGACGGCAATGATGTTGTTTTTAGCGTTCCTTTTGACGGCGAGAAATATAAAGTAAGAATGTGCTGGAACCATGAAGGGCAATTTTGGGCATTGCACCTTTGGGACGCTAACAACAATGTAATTCTTGCAAACGCTTGCGTTGTGCCGAAATTTCCCTTGCTAATGAACCATCACAAAAGTAATGCTCCGAGGGGAGAATTACTTGTCTTAACGGACAAAGAAAGTGTAGGCAGAGATGATTTTCAAAACGGAGCAGCAACGCTCGTGTATTGTACAGAAGATGAATTTTATGGAGGTTAACCATGGCACAGTTTGACCGCATCTATAAAATTACTCTAGGCGTACAAGGTTCGGACGGTGTTGTTATTGAAGCAAAGGCGAAAGAACAAGGATTAGAGATTGAGTTTGACATTGCAAAAAGTCTTGCTAAGCAAAGCAATTCCTGTTCACTGAAAATTTATAACTTGTCAAAAGCAACTGCCGATAAATTGGAAAGAGCAGATACAATCTGTATCCTTGAAGTTGGGTACAGCGAGGACGCTGGATTAAAAAGAATTTTCATCGGCTGGGTAACTGACTGCTATTCCTATATGAGCGGTTCTGACAAAGTAACAGAGATGAAGCTTTATGATGGGCACGTTGCTATTCGTGATAGCATCGTGTCCTTGTCTTATGCTAAAGATGTTAGTAGGAAGAAAGCTCTTGACGATGTTGCAGCAGATATGGGACTTGTAGTGACGTATGCTGATGATTGTGAGTTTACGACGTTTGCTAATGGATTTTCTTTTGTCGGTGCAGGACGTGAGTGTCTTGACAAAGTTTGTGCTGGCACTGATTTAGAATGGAGTATTCAAAACAATACCTTGCAGATTATTAAGCAAGGCGGCAACACCAATGTGCAGGCTATAAAGCTTACTCCTGAAAGCGGATTAATTGGTTTTGTTGAAAAACTTCTTAAAGGTCCAACAAAAGCGGCAAAGCAAAAAACAAGTAAAAAGACTACCCAACCTAAAAGGGATAAAAAAGCAGGCTGGAATGTTAAATGCCTTTTGCAGCCTGTATTAAATCCGGGAGATTTGGTTTACATTGATTCGCAGGAAATAAAAGGGTGGTTCAAAATAGAAAGCTTAAAGCATAACGGCTCGTATAGCGGACAGAATTGGTATACGGAGCTTGAAGTGTATGAGATTGTACCGAAGGAGTAATTAGATATGAGCCTTGATACAGCAGCAGATACGCTGGAAGGATTGGAAAATCTTATGCAGCAAAAAATAGGCAGCATTCACACTTGCTTGCCTGGTACGATTTTGTCATTTGATGCTTCTACCTGCCTTGCCAGTGTGAAGTCAACGTTAAAGAAATTTACCTCCGACGGCAGAGTTCTTGAATACCCGGTTATTGACGGTGTTCCTGTTTTTATGCCACACGCAGGAGCTGCACAGATTACCTATCCTGTAAAGCCTGGTGATAGTTGCTTAATTGTTTTTTCTGAACGCAGCATTGATGAATGGCTAGGAGCAGGTAGCGACGACAACCATGATCCTCGACAATATGATTTGACTGATGGCTTCTGTTTTGTCGGCATGATGCCCAGCCAGTCAATTTCTGCCGATAACGTGGAAGTTATTAACGGCGGTACGAAAATAAGCCTTACACCAGGCAACACGATTAATGTTGTCGGGAATATCAATGTGCAAGGGACGATAACTTGTACAGGTGATGTGCAGGGTGGCGGCATCAGCCTTATAGGGCATACACATTCGTACCATCACGGAACAACGAGTTCGTCACAGTAAAGGAGTCGCGCTATGAAAAAAGAAGAAGTTTTGAGAGCCTACGAGGAACAAAAAGCGTCTTGCATTGCGGTGTTTCCTACACTGACAAGCTCATGGACGTATTTTATCCAGATTGAAAAAGCTATTGATAGTTATTTTAGAAATGCTGATAGTGTGTCTGATTCTGTTCGTGCTGTTATTCGTGGTGCTTATGTATCGCAGACAAAAGCGGCGTTGAAGTGCAGAGATGATGAAAAGTACAGCATTGAATACAATGGTGAGGTGGGCAGTATTGATTTAACGCCGTATTGGTATGCGTGGGAATGGCTAAAAGAAAATCTTGCCTATAAAATCAAATATACTACATCTGAAGTATCGGCACAGGCAGAAGGCAGTGCTGGCGAAAAGATTGTTGATGCTGAACAGCCGGAGCTTGATTTTGTTATCAAAGATATTTCGACAGCTAGGGTTACTGAAGCTGCGCAGATTAATGATTATGCGGAATCGTTTTGGCAAGGTAACAGCAAGATGGATTTTATTTGCCTTGTAGAGGATAGAGGTAATGTTGTAAAAACACCCGATAAGAAAGCGATTGTTAAAAAACTTTATCTTGATTGTGGCTTACTTACACAAATTCAAGAGAACGGCTTGGATATATATGTTCCTAGTTATTTAGGAGGTGTCGGCAATGCTTGACCTTGCTTTAAACGCAAAGACACATGACCTTGCATTCAATGGAGATGTAATGTTCATTGATGATGTTGAGCGTGTAGCACAGCAGATAAAAATACAGTTGCTTACTTTTTTGGGTGAATGGTTTTTGGACGTTACGCATGGCGTACCTTATCTCGATTATGTGCTTGTTAAAAATCCTAATTTTACGCTAATTAGAGAGCTTTTCCGTGAGCAGATTTTAAAGGTTGACGGAGTGAGTAATTTAGTCAGCATTGATATTGATTTTGAATCTGCTACACGAAAAATGGTATTAAGCTATGAAGCGGAAACTGAATACGGCATGATCGTAAGGAAGGAGGTTTTAGGCTATGGAGTACGGAGTAACAGTTAACGGTTTTGTTAGAAAGCGTTTGCCGGAGATTCGAGAAGATATTTTTAAAAGTTTGGAGCAAAATTTAGGCTCAACAGTCAGCCGTCAGCCTAACAGCATGATAGGCGTTCTCGTTGGTGTGTATGCTGCTGAGCTTGACAGAATGTGGCAGCTTTTAGAGCGTGATTATTATGACCGCTCGCCGATTAGTGCCAGTGAAGGCAGCTTAGACAATACGCTTGCTTACACCAATGTGCAGCGCAAGAAAGCTCAGGCAAGCTATCTTTACGCTGTTTGTTATGGACGCAGCGGAATGGTTCTTCCTGCTAACTGCCAAATTAAAGATGCTTCCGGCTACAAATGGAATATTATTGAAGAAAGCACGATCACTCTTAATGACTGCGTGCATGTAACGCTTGAAGTTGAAACGCCGGCTAAAGGAAAGGTTTACAGTGTGCAGTTTGATAATGATGCAGTCATAAAATATACAGCGCAAAAAAATGATACTGCGTTGATTGTAGCTGTTGCCTTGGCTTCTCAGAGCGTTGAAAAGTGGCAAGGCAGTATTGTTGAAGGCAAGCTGGTTTTTGAACGCTCAGACAGGAGATATGGAGCTGTTGTTGTGCCTAACGAATCATTTGTAGTAACGCAGGTTGGCAGTCCTATTCGTTTTGATTGTGAGAAATACGGAGAAATCGAACCTTTGCTAAATAGCGTGAATTATATCAACACAAATTATGACGGCTGGTTTTCTGTTAGCAACGAATCTGAAACATATGTAGGTCGTGACTATGAAACAGCATCCGAAGTTCGTCAGCGGTATGCGTCTGCTGTGTTCAGAAACAGCATAGGAATGAAAGAAAGTATTAAGGCTGCATTACTTGAATTGCAGGATGTTACCAGCGTAACTATTTATGAAAACCGCACTGATGAAACGCTTGATGGCTTAAAACCTCATTCCTTTCAAGCTATTGTTTTCGGCGGTGACGAAGAAGCTATTGCTCGCACTATCTTAAATGTTGCACCTTTAGGCATTGATACAAACGGCGATATTTGCGTTCGCATTGAGGACAGCGAGGGTGCAGAGCAAGATGTATGCTTTAGCCGTCCGCACGAGGTACAGATTTATGTCAAAGTTGTCATTAAAGAATATAACGAAGAAATTTTACCTGGTGATGCAATCGACAAAATTAAAAATATCGTTGTCGAACAGATTGGCAAGCTGTCGATGGGTAATGATGTTATTTATCAGCGTTTGCTTGGTCCTATTTACAGCGGTGTTGACGGTATTAGCTATATTGAGTGCAGCGTGTCTAAAGACGGTCAAACGTATAAGCAGGAAAACATTTCGATTGAACGTAATGAGCTGGCAGTAACAAAGCTTGCTAATGTTACTGTAGCTTTGGAGTTGTAACCATGACTACAAGCGAAAGAATGTATAACCATTTGTTAAGTCAGTTTCGCAACAAGCCTAACATTAAAGCTTTTCTTAATGCCGTTGGAAATGAACTCGACAGCATAGATAAAGTAAGGGAGCAGATAAGGACACAGATATGGCCAAATACGGCAGTTGGTAAGCAGCTTGATATGTGCGGTGAAGTCGCTGATATTACTCGCCGTGTTGAAAATGCTATTGCAATGGATTTTTTTGGTTTTCCTGATCATGGCAACATGGGATTCGGGCAAGCTCCGTTTAGACGTATGTATGATAATTATCTTACATCCAGCGACTTAAACGACCGTTATTACCGTCTTGCTGTTATCTCGAAGATTGAGAAAAATACGACAGACTGCTCTCGCGTTAGCACTATACACAGCATAAAGAAAGTTTTTGGTGTTGAACGTATTTCTGCTGTAAATGCCGGAAATGCCAAAATGCGTATAGGAATAGGACGTTTAGTAACAAGTCAAGAAAGCCGCTTGATTGATGCACTGAACCTTATTATCCGTGGCGCAGGTATTGGCGTGATTTATGTCTATTCTTTTGATGCTACAAATACGTTCGGCTTTAGTAGAAGCGGAGAAAATCCTTATAGGTTTAAAGGATTTAATAAAGGAACATTCGCAAGGATTATAAAGGTGAAAGGGGGACTTGTTGAATAATGGTAATGAAACAGCCTACTTTTGATTTAATTTTTGGCAGCAGCGCAAGCGTTGGTGAGATGATTGATTCTTGGCCTGAGCTTGATTACCTGCGTGGTTGGGGGTATCTTGACAAAGGAGAAGCGCCGCCACTTGAATACTTCAATAAATTGCAAAATGTGAGCGATTTAAAAAGTCAGTACCTTTTTAACAGTTTAAACATTCGCAAGAACAATACATCTTATGTTAATGGCGACATCGTATTGTCACCTAACTTGCCTAAAAGTCTTGTCTTAGCATGTACTGTTGGCGGTGACACAGCTGTGAGTGAGCCAGATTTTCGAGAGGCTGTACTCGGAACAACTTATAATGATGGCTCAGTAACATGGGAAGTTATTCCAAGAGCTTACAAGCTAAAGACGGCAACCGAAGCTGAAATTCAGAATTTAATTACAAAGGAGCTGGCATAATGGCTAACTTGCAAAAATTAATTGATCTTGACGGATTAAGCTATTTTTTAGGACAGATTAAAGCTAAATTTGTTCGTTCCGTAAATAATATAAAACCTGATTCTAGTGGCAATATTAATATCGCTAATATGACAGGTGCAACATATTACAGTTCTGGTAAAGCAGGACTTGCGCCAATTCCGGCGGCAGGAAAGCAGGATATGGCGTTATGCGGCGATGCTACATATAAAGTTCTTCCTATTGCTGGTGGCGGTACAGGACAAACTACCGTTGCTGGTGTTCGTTATGTTTTGGGTTTAGGTAACACAAATGGAGCATTGCCTATTGCTAATGGCGGTACCGGAGCTACAACCGCCGAAGCTGCAAGACGAAATCTTGGCATTGATAGTATAGGCGTAAAATTGGTTATCTACACTTAATTAGGGGTGATAGCGGTGTTTTCGACGTTAGTATCACCGACACATGATAGTTTCTAGCTAAGGGATGAGGTTAAGATGAGATATAAGATAATGGTCAACGGCGCTGCGTATAAAGCGCGATACGCCAATGGCAGCTATGTGCCTGATGTCGCTAAATCCGGATATGCTTATTTGGCGGTCTATTATGGCAATAACTTAATGGCGACAGGTGAGAGGATTACTGTTGACGGCACCGTATATACCGTCACCTATGGCGTTACCGTAGCCGTACGTGGCGAGGCCGGTACAAGCAAAGTGCTGTCGGTAACATATAACGGTGTTACTAATACCGTCCCGGTAACCTTTGACGGTGGGACGTACAACGTCACATTTACGTCAAGCACAAAACGCCGGAGCTTCTCGGCTGCGGTTACTCCTGCCGATACGTATGCGTATATTAATGTTTCTGACTGTGCGGCAGGCACGTGGACATATACAATCACGACCAACAGCGCATCCAAAGAGGGGTCGTTCAGCATCCCACTCCCCAACGCCAAGAAGCAGGAGCTTATCTTGGGCGAGTTTGGCGGCGTAGCAACGTTGACATATAAGGTCAGCTCCGGCGGCACAAACAATTTAACGTCTTTGCAGCACAGCAGCAGCGACCCGACAACAACGATTACAGCACAAATTATGTAGTAGGAGGTAAAAAATGGCACAATCAACAACAAACCTAGGAAAAATCCACCTTTTTCCTAGCGAATCACTATACAATCAATTTAAGGATACCATAGCGTCCAACGATTTGGCACTGCTTAAAGATGACGGCGCGTACATCGTCGCAGCCAACCTTGCGCAGAACGGCTATGTTAAATTTTCAAATGGCTTAATTATTCAGTGGGGATATGCTACAGGGGACTGGGGTTCATCTGGCACTACAGTTACATTTGCTTTAGCGTTCCCTGTGGAATGTAAGATAGCATTTAATATTACCGATACTACTGATACCAAGACTACAGGAGCAAACAGCGTTGAATGGGTATCCGCTACACAGGCCAAATTTCACTTTCCAACGACTGGGAACTCCAAAGTTTGGTGGTTTGCATTAGGCAATTAAAAACATAATAATATGTAGGCTTTAATTTGTGTACTTTTGATAGGGATTGGCTTTTTATATAGCTATCCCCCAATGGGCGTAGAAAGGAAAAAATTATGAACGATAAGAGAGTAAATCAATACCTTATCCTGCCCGAGCAAGGGCAGAGAAAAGACACAAAATTAGCTGTAGAATACAGCGAAGAGCAAATCGCTGAGCTGCTTAAACAAGGCTATGTAATCGTCCACCATGATGATTTTAATAAGCTGATTGGCAACAGCGACGGCGAGTATCTCATTGCTGATGACGGCAGCGTATATCCTAAGCCAGCACCTACAGATGCAGAGCTGCTGCCTGCAGCTAAGCAAGCAAAACTCGCCGAAATCAGTCAATGGACGGCGGCCAACATCACGGGCGGTTTTATTAGCAGTGCCAGCGGCGAGCCTGTGCGTTATGACAGTGATGTAGATACGCAACTGACCATGCAAGGCATTGCTCTTAATGTAAATTCAGAGCAGTTTGCTGAAAAATATTCCATCGGTTGCCCTGTTCGTGGTTATAAAGGCGAAGAAAAAGAAAAGACAATTCAATATCTTAGTGCTAGTCAGGTGTTACAGTGGATGGCTGACTTAAGCATGCATATAGGAGATTGCAAACAAGCAGGCTGGAAAAAACAGGCTGAAGTAGAAGCTTGCAAAACCGTTTTCGAACTCAATAATATAGAATTGTAAGAGGTGATAGTGGTGTTTAAAGTTGATGACAACAATATCAGAATGATTAGAGGTGATAGCGGTGTTTTTAACATTAGCATCACCGATATTAACGGCAGGAATGTTGAACTGACTGACAGCGATGTATTAACATTTACGCTTCGGCGCACAGCACGTAACTCGACTATCGTTCTGCAAAAAGTTATCGTTAATGGTGAGCTTGATATTAAGCCAGCAGATACTGAAGGGTTAGCGTTTGGAGCTTATGTATATGACGTTGAGCTTCGCCGCGCTGATGGCTACGTTGATACAGTTATTCCGCCGCATGAGTTCCTCTTAATGGAGGAGGTGACATACTAATGAGGTTACATGGTACGCTGACGGCTGCGAAAGGTGAGCTGCATGGCAATTTGTCACCGAACAAAGGTAACCTACATGGGATATTGTCAGCACGGAGTATCGGTGCTGATATTTATGACGGAGCTTATACGGTACACTCCGAAGCTCATGAAGTGCAGATTTTACCGACAGCAAACAAACAATTAACAAAGAATATTACTGTTGAGAAAATCCCGTATTACGAAACAAGCAATTTATCTGATGGAATTACGATTTATATCGGTAGTGAAAAGGAGGTCGAAGTAAATTATGGCTGAAAAAAATATCTCTAAAGTAGTATACGGTGGTAAAACCTTAATCGACTTAACCGCTGATACTGTTACAGCAGATAAGATATTGAGCACATATACTGCTCACGATAAAAGTGGTGCGCCGATTGTAGGTACGTGTACTTTTAACGCCGACACATCCGACGCGACAGCGGCAGGTGCAGAAATCCTCGCCGGAAAGACAGCCTATGTCAATGGCGTAAAAATTACAGGCGAGATGAAGAACAATGGCGCTGTTAGCGGCGTGATTAGCAAAAAAGCTGATAGCTACACCGTGCCTATTGGTTACCATGACGGCGCAGGCAGGGTAGCGATCAGTACCACGGAGCAGGCTAAAATTATTGCAATCAACATCAGGGCAGGAGTATCGATTTTAGGCGTAACAGGTACGATGAGCGGCACAGAGAGTGTCAAGGTACAAGCTAAAACTGTTACGCCGACCACGACACAGCAAATCGTGTTGCCTGACAGCAGTCAAGGTTTTAACTATTTGTCGCAGGTAACAGTCAACGCTATTCCATATAATGAGAGCGATAATGCTCAGGGTGGGAAAACCGTTACCATAGGCTAAGGAGTGTAAAAAATGGCAGTAAATAAAGTTATTTATGACGGTAACACCTTGGTAGACCTTACCGGTGATACCGTTACCGCTACCGATTTAGCAGAAGGAGTAAAAGCAACCGGTGCAGACGGCAACCCTATTATAGGGTTGATGCAAAAGGTTACCATTGATGCTGAGCTGTCAGCCACCAGCACAAATCCTATTGCTAATAAAACTGTTTACAATGCCCTAAATAATAAACTAGATAAGACAGGTATAGCTGCCTATGCGACAAGAGACGGTTCCGGCAATATAATCACAGATACCTATGTGAAAAAATCCGAAGTTAGTGGTGGCGTTAGCACATCGGAATCTAATACTTGGACAGGAAAACAGACCTTCCAAAAAATGAAATTTAACTTTGAAAGTTATGATGCTCTACATATTAGTGGTGATACTGATAATCCGGCTGCATCGGTGGCAGTATATAATGTGCAAGGCAATTTTACACTAGATATGTCAGTATTAGCAGGTCTGTTAAACAATGGTGACGCTACATTATTTACTGCCTACATCATTTCAAACGGCGCATACACTCTAAGTATTAATAATGCAGGTGCGCTTAAATATGTAGGCAGTGCAACTGATTTAGCAATAACAGCTAACGGATTACTGCTAAATATTATGCTAATCAAAAGCAACAGCGGTGATGTATCAAGCATCGTGCAAGCGTCTAAATTATCATAGAGGTGATAGCATGGGACTTAATAGGTTGTTTATGCGAACATCGACCAAAAAAATTGCTGCATTGACATTGACAATGACAATGGGCAGTAGCGGTTATCAGTATGGGTACAGCCGCTACTATTCCAACTTTGGCGAGATTGAGGGCGAAGTGTCGCTGGACGGCAAGGCCGTGACTCTTGTAATGCTATGTTATTATAGTGGTTATCTTGATTTCGCGTTTAATATCGAAGGCATTACAAGCGGCTCATATAACGTCACCGTCAACGTGACCGAGATTGATACAGGCAGTACGGGTACAATCACTCTTGATGTGCCATACGTAAGCTATATCCCCGGCTTTTATGTAAGCCCAAATAAAGTGCCGTCTGATTTATCAAGGTTTTTTACCGCTGCTAATGTGGGCAAAAAATATAAAATCGAAATTGTGTTTAACTAAGGCGGTGATTTAATGCAAACAACTTATACATACAAAGAGCAGACCTACTCTAATTTATATGAGCTTTCCGAAGCGTTAGGCAAAGACGGCGTGTTTATCCCATTGTCAATCGGTGACGAGGCTTTAACAGAATTAGGTGTAACTGTTACGCACGAGGAAGAGCCGCTGGAAAATATAAAGCAGCGTAAAATCTTGATGTTAAAGCGTCAGCGTGACACTGCCGAGGTTGAGCCAATCGAATACAACGGACATAGCTTTGACTATGACGATAAAGCGAGAGACCGCATCAATGCAGCTATTATCGCCTTATCGTTACAGGGCGAGGGCGCCAGCATTGATTGGACTACGGCAGATAATGCCGATACGCCAGTAACGGCTAACGATTTAAAGATGGTTATCGCTGCCGTGGCGGTGCGCTCAAACAAACTGCATACTGCATATCGTATAGCAAAAGGAAATGTTGAGGCAGCGACAACGGCAACAGAAGTGGAAGCCGTGTCGTTTGAAATTTAATTTATAGGAGTGTAGTGAAATGGTGGAACAATCTTTGGATGCTGCGTTAAACTCTATTATTAACGTTATATCCGGTTGCGTAATAACGCTGCTTATTACGATGTACAAACAAAAGAAAAAACAAAATGATGCTTTAAAAGCAGGACTGCAAGCTTTATTACGTGACAGAATTATCCAGGCTTATAATCATT